ATACTTTCCTCAGTACCCATATAACCTTTGGTTAAGGTATCTATTAATAATTGATAGTAGATATTATTTGTCTCTGAAATTGTTTCTTTAGGTCCACCAAAGAAGCCGCCACGACCTACTTTATTAACATTTTCACTTTCTGAATATTCACACAATTTTTTGTAATTAAAACCATGAATCTCATTAACTGCATTATATGGAAAAGTTAAAAACATAAATTTGTTACAGATATTTGGTATCTTATCAAAAACATTATCATGTGTAAAATATCCCGAATGAACAGTATTAGTTATACCAGCATCAATCCAAAAAAGATATTCCGAATTAAATTTATCCATTATTCTAGCGTCGTTTAATAAAAACATTTTTGACATGACTAATGGGTTGTACATCTCTAATTTCGCTTGTGTGGAATCTCCCAACCAAGGTGCTTGATTAGACCATTCAGGATTTGTTCGTATGTCTTGTATTAAATTGTAGAATTCATTGTATTTAAACCAATTGGTATCCCTCCTAATAAATTGGGTATTTTCTTGGGTTCTATGCTTAAACACAATAGTTTCCAATTCATGGTCGCCATAGATTATCATATTTTCTTTTATGGATAATATTTTCTCAAACCTTTCGATATATTGGTTGTAGGTTCTAGACCATCCGTCACTTAAATTACCTCTACCAATATCCCACAATCCTGTCACAATGGTAACTTTATTAACTTTTTTAATCCCTAACTGTTCTTCTAATGACTTATATAAATCATCACTAATTGCGGTAATATCACCATGTAAAACTTCATAAACATAACCAAATTCGGTTAATCGATTAGTTAATGTTTCTTTTTCATCGTCAGATAAATTAATCCATTCACATCTAATAACTTTTGGTTTGAATTTACTTAAATCTAACTGATTAATTATTTTAAAATCGTACCCTTCGGCATCCACTTTGAAAATTTCAAACTTGTTTATGTTGTGTTTATTAAATAATGTGGACAAACTGATACAAGGGACTGTTATCATTCTCCCGTATTTTTCAACTGTCGGTTTATCAAACTCACTACCCAAACCATTTTTTGGTGGATAAACCGCACTCATTCCATAAAAACATTCATGAACTAATTTATTATCAATAGCGTCTCTATCAATTGTAATCATATCAACATATCCATCATGGTCCGAAATAACCGAATTTTCGTAAATATGTTTAGGTCCTAAATTGTTTTTTAAACGTTCAAATAGATATGGAACAGGTTCTACGTATAGACCCGTAAAATCATACATATTGGAGTATCCGTATAATTCATCAAATAAAACTCCGTCCATTGCACCTATATTAATGGTTACCACATCTTTCATAGTTTTACCTATATGATGTACTCCCTTATCGAATAAATCTGTTATCATAAAATATAATTTTTGTAAATCATGTCAAAAAAATGACTAAAATGTATTTGGTCTTTAATAATGTAATCAGGTAACCCTGTTGTATCTTCGTGATACCAAGTTTGGAAAAGGAATGTATTAAAATACTCTTTCTTATATTCTTTCATAAAAGAGATTATTGCTTCATGGTTTAGAATTACTTCTTTATTTAGGGATTTCTCCCCTAATTCGTTAAACTTATTAATAAACCATTTAACTTTACTGATATGGCCTCCTAAAATACCCCCAACGGTTAAACCCTTATAGTCATATTCACCCTCTAATATTGAATTAAGTTCATAAACGTTATGAAATTTTAATTCATTCTCAATACTAATTAACTTATCCCCGAGAAAATTATTAATCCCTACAAATAATTTATCGGTAAATAAATCGGTAAAAGAATAAGTGTTATAATCGTGAGACATACCCGTCGCTAATTTAGAATTAGGGTTATACTTGTTTGGAAAAATCCCATGGTGAGATAACCCAACATCTATCCAATAAAGATAGTCATACGTTTCGTCATACTCTTTATCTAATAAGTAAATTTTATTCCAGTCAACTTCATGATAAAATTTAAAACTATTTGTTTTATCTTTTATTTCTTTCATCTTTTTTGAAAATGGTAAATCTGATAGATTTGAAATTTTTAAATTAATATTACACAAATCATATTGATTTATATGAGATTTTAATAAATCGTATTGATTTTCATTACAAAAACAAACAATCTCAAGACCCATGTTATTTAACACTCTCATTGAGTGTAGGTACCTTTCGTGTCTAGAAACTTCAAAGTGACCATAAAAAGGATGACCATGTATTTGTGTGTAAAAAGCGGTAACTAATTTTGTTTTTTTCATTTATTAATAATATAATAATCTTCTAATATTAATCTATCCATTTGGGTGTTTTTAAAAACATGTATCGCGTCTTTATATGTGGATAGTATAGGTTTACCGTTTACGTTAAATGATGTATTTAATAAAACCCCAATACCCGAAACTTTTTCAAATTCAGTTAATAGATTGTATAACCATTCATTTTGTTCTTTCGTAACTGTTTGAACTCTTGCAGTACCATCAACATGGGTTATTGATGTTAATTTTCCCCTCCATTCTTCTTTGACTTCAGGACAAAAACTCATCCATCTACTTTCACCACTAAAATTAAAATACTTATCAATATCCTCTAATCTACAAACGGGTGCAAAAGGTCTATACCATTCTCTATTTTTAACTTTAGAGTTCAATATATCTTTCATATTCGTATGTGACGGGTCACATATAATACTACGGTTTCCTAATGCTCTTGGCCCATGTTCTGAATTACCTCTAACAACTCCGATAATTTTACCATCCGTTAAATCTTTTACAACTTGACCCGTTTCTAATGGTGATGTATTATAATGATTTTCAGAAATCATCATTAAAGTGTTTTTATCTAAAATTGGTATACCAGAATAAGTTAAATCAATTGATTTTTTAGGTTTCATATGTAGTAACACCATACCAACCGCAATTCCGCAATCGTTTGGGTTGGGTGGTATAAACACATCTCTGTCTAATTCATTATACAATTTTGTATTTAGTAAAATGTTTAGAGCACAACCACCAACAAGTATTAATGGTAGTTTTGGGTGTTTTTCTAAAAACGGTGAAACAATCTCCATAAAGACATTCTCAAAAGCGATTTGAGAAGTTTTAGCAACATCCCAAGAGGATTGACCATTAATACGATTATTCCTGTCAAATACTAATCCCGTCTTCTCACCTAAAATTTTAAGTAAGTCTAAATAATTTAAACCATCAGGTTTTGACCTGTAGTAATCCTCAAAGTAAGGTAACCAATCATTGTTTAAATTACCATATGAACATAACCCCATTATCTTACCTGAATACACTAAATTACCTATATTTAATGCAGGTTCTTGTCGTATATCATCTAAATAATCACCAAATGACATATAAGCAAAACCTAAATCAATATTATATTTATCTAACAACTCGATAGAGTTTCTATTTTTAGAAATATAGATATTAAAGAATCCATCACTCCCACCACCATCAAATGAAACTATTAAAGCATTTTTATAATCGGTTTGATATAAACCACAAGCAGCATGAGACAAATGATGTAAAACATTAACGTAATTTTTTGCAGGTATGTATTTCTCGTAATCAACTTTTTTAGGTCCTTCTATTGTATCAGTATTTGAGTAATAACAATTCTCAAATTCTGAAAACCCAAATTCGGTTTTAATATACTTTAAGATTTCTTGTATTAAAAAGAATCTAGTGTTAGAGGTTAGATATTGACCATATCCCGCATTTTTAACATTAAGGAATCTTTCAACCTCAATGACGGTTATAATTTTACCATTGTCTTCGACCACAACCGAAGAATTGTGTGAACCATAAAATGAAATATTCGCCATATATTATAAATTACCTGTTAATCTTTCACACCAACCTTTAGATGATGAATATGGCCATACAACCCAATATGAAGGTTTTTTACTTGTTTGGAATTCTCTCCAAACTTTACAATAACCATCAGGGTCATTTCTCATCATATTAATTTCATTAATATCGACATCCTTACGATAAATTGTTTCATCATTTTCATCATGAAATGCAACAACCCAAAATTCGTAATCATTCTCAGGAACTTGACTATACCCAACATCAATACAATGTTTAAAAATTGATGCAAAACTATTATACCATTCTTCTTCAGTTTCATATATCGCGGGGTTAGGTGGGTAATTTTTATCTAATGTATATTGTTGAACCGCTCTCCTTGAAAATAAAAGTCCTGAATAGATTTCATACTCTCTTAGGGTTCTTTCGGTCCCAAATCCATATTTACCAAAGTCATAAATAACTTCTTCCCCATCCATCCCAAATAGTTGTCTATTTTTAGAATGTGCTAAATTGTTTTTATTCACCCAATCTTTATCATCATCCCACTGTTTAGTTCTACCCTTTCTAGTATACTCATGCCAAATAACAACTCTATGAGGATGGAATAAATCATAACCATGAGTATACGCTCTTGCAGCAATTGAAATTTCTTCTCCATGGAAATAGAACTCGGGGTCATGTTGGACTTCCTCACTAAATTGACCTACTGTAAAGGCAAAATGTGCCGAATAAAATCTTGCAGGTATTGGTTCTTTTAAATCTTTCCATCCTGGTATTGTTTCAGGAAGGAAGAACACGGCACCTTCAGGAATAAATCTATCAAAAACCATTCTCCATGGTTCTTGTATTCTTTCTTGAGGGTCATTTTCGGGATTAAACGAAGAAACGTAACCTGTTAGTAAGGGTTTTTTAAATCCTTTCTTTTGTAATTGTTTAACCATTTTTATTAATGTGTCATCCCAATCTTTTTCAAATCTCATATGAGAATCAATCTGTAACGTATATTCCTCACCACCGTAAAGTTGTTGTACTTGGTTTCGAGCCCAACAAACTCCTTTTGATTCGGAATATAAGACATCGATAGATTTTATCCTTTTATCTCCATTGAATTCCTCAAGACTATCAAATCCGTCTTCAGGATGATATTGTCTACAAATACCAATAACCAAATTTTTAGGTCTTTTGGCGTTTAATATCATGTCATTAATTGTTTTTATTAATTCGGGGTCTCTGTAAGAAGCAATTTGAACAAATATTTTCATAAAGTTTTTTATGAAAAAAATATAAAGAATCCTCAATAAATAAATAAGATATTAATAATTAACAAGGGGGTACCGAGTTCCAAACAGTATTTTGAGAACTAATATTAAAATATAGATTATTTAAACCTGTTGAGGTGACTGTATAAGTGTAAGTGTTAGGACTTCCACATTGCCAATCATTTAAGTTGGAGTAACTTCCGTTGAATCCTTGTCCCCAATTATTACTATTACCAACGTTTTGGACAAAACTAAAAACTAAAACATCACCGTAATTACAAGGAATGTTACTAAAACCTACGTATGTCGTACCTAAGTTTGAATTAATTGATGAAGATATTACCACAGAAGAACCACCATTCAATGTGTAAGATAATGTTCCTGATTGAGAAGTCGCACCTCCTCCAGATGAAGTTCTAACACTAATAGTAACACTAGCATCATCACACAACGAACAATTACCAAGTAATGTTATAGTTCCAGTACCACTTGTTCTAACAGGTAATGTGGATGAACAAATATCCCTAATTGGGTTTAACACAGAAACTGTTACAGGAGATGTTGTTGGTTCACCACAACATGGTGTAAACGTGTATGATGATGATGTTACACCTCTAGTTAATCTATATGATAAACATCCTGGCGTTGACGATGGGGTAGTAGTAGGAGTTACTGTTGGTGTTTTAGTTGGGGTCAATGATATTGTAGGAGTTACTGTTGGTGTTTTAGTTTTAGTTGGGGTTACTGTTGGTGTTTTAGTTTTAGTTGGGGTAACTGTTGGAGTAACCGTTCTAGTTGGTGTTAAAGATATTGTTGGGGTAACTGTTGGGGTCGCGGTTCTTGAGGGTGGGGGTGTATTGCTTGGTGTTACAGTATTAGTTGGGGTCAACGATATGGTTGGAGTTACCGTTGGTGTTACAGTTCTTGTTGGGGTTAAAGATATTGTAGGTGTTACAGTTTTAGTAGGAGTATTAGTTGGGGTTTGGGTGTTAGTTGGTGTTAATGATATTGTCGGAGTAACCGAAGGTGTTTGAGTATTGGTTGGAGTTAATGATATAGTTGGGGTTACTGTTCGAGTCGGAGTTAATGATATTGTTGGAGTAACAGTTGGAGTTGGAGTCGCTGACGAACCAGGAGTTGACGTTACCGAAGGAGTAACTGTTGGGGTTATCGTAATAGTCGGAGTCAATGATATGGTTGGAGTTACCGTTGGTGTTACAGTTCTTGTTGGGGTTAAAGATATTGTAGGTGTTACAGTTTTAGTAGGGGTATTAGTAGGGGTTAATGATATAGTAGGGGTATTAGTAGGGGTTTGAGTATTAGTTGGGGTTAATGATATAGTTGGTGTAACCGTTTTAGTAGGGGTATTAGTAGGGGTTTGAGTATTAGTTGGGGTTAATGATATTGTAGGCGTAAGTGAGATTGTAGGAGTAACTGTAGGTGTTGGAGTTTGAGTCGGTGTTAATGATATTGTTGGAGTAACCGAAGGTGTTTGAGTATTGGTTGGAGTTTGAGTATTGGTAGGGGTCAATGATATTGTAGGAGTAACCGTTGGGGTTACTGTTCGAGTAGGAGTCAATGATATTGTAGGTGTAACAGTTTTAGTAGGGGTATTAGTAGGAGTCAATGATATTGTTGGCGTAACCGTTTTTGTGGGTGTTAATGATATTGTAGGGGTTGGGGTATTAGTAGGAGTTAATGATATTGTTGGAGTAACCGAAGGTGTTTGAGTATTAGTTGGGGTTTGAGTATTAGTTGGGGTTAATGATATTGTGGGGGTAACCGTTGGGGTTTGAGTATTAGTTGGGGTTAATGATATTGTTGGAGTAACCGAAGGTGTTTGAGTATTAGTTGGGGTTTGAGTATTGGTTGGAGTTTGAGTATTGGTTGGTGTTAATGATATTGTAGGGGTAACAGTGCTAGTAGGGGTGTTAGTTGGTGTCTCAGTGTTAGTAGGTGTTAATGATATAGTTGGCGTTACTGTTTGAGTAGGGGTGTTAGTCGGAGTCTCAGTGTTAGTGGGTGTTAATGATATAGTTGGAGTTACTGTTATTGTGTTAGTAGGAGTATTAGTGGATGTTACTGTTGGTGTAGGCGTTTGAGTAGGTGTTTCTGTCGGAGTTACTGTAGGTGTCACAGTTGGGGTATTTGTTTTTGTGGGTGTTATTGTTTTTGTTGGCGTTGATGTTTGTGCTGGAGTTTCTGTTGGGGTATTTGTCAATGTTGGGGTTACGGTTGGAGTTACTGTCGGTGTAATTGTATTTGTTGGCGTCGGTGTCACGGTTGGGGTTGATGTTATTTCAGGAGTTTGACTTGGTGTTGCGGTTGGAGTTTGAGTGTTAGTTTTAGTTACTGTTGGGGTATTAGTAGGGGTTTCAGTAATTGTCGGAGTTACTGTTGGTGTTTGAGTTACTGTAGGAGTGTTTGACCTTGTAATAGTAGGTGTTACAGTATTTGTAACTGTAGATGTAATTGTTGGTGTTAATGATATTGTAGGTGTTACTGTTGGTGTTTCAGTAATTGTTGGGGTTATGGTTGGGGTTAATGATATTGTTGGGGTAATTGTTGGTGTATTTGTTTGAGTGTTAGTAACAGTAGGCGTATTCGACCTAGTTATCGTAGGAGTTACAGTGTTAGTTGGAGTTTTAGTATTTGTAGGTGTAACAGTTGGAGTTTTAGTTGGCGTTTTAGTGTTCGTAGGTGTGACGGTAGGTGTTTTAGTTTGAGTTCTTGTCGGTGTAGGGGTTTTAGTTGGCGTTTTAGTATTTGTCGGTGTAACAGTAGGTGTTTTAGTATTTGTTGGTGTAACAGTAGGAGTTTTAGTTTGTGTTCTTGTAGGTGTAGGAGTTTTAGTTGGGGTTGGTGTTTTAGTTTGTGTTCTTGTAGGTGTAGGAGTTTTAGTTGGGGTTTTAGTTGGCGTAACAGTTTTAGTAGGTGTTGTAGTTGGGGAAATCCCTGGAGTAACTGTTGGGGTGTTAGTAATAGTATTAGTTGGGGTGTTAGTAACAGTTTGTGTAATCGTGTTTGTTGGTGTGTTTGTAACACTTGGAGTTAACGAAGGAGTCTTAGTAACCGTAGGTGATGGTGTTACGGTTTGAGTTCTTGTAACTGTAGGTGTAACTGTAGGTGTTTTAGTAGGTGTTTTAGTATTTGTAACAGTTGGGGTATTAGTATTTGTAACAGTTGGGGTAATGGTAACCGTTGGTGTAGATGTTAAAGTTGATGTTGGCGTGTTTGTTTGTGTTGAAGTTACTGTAGGAGTTACTGTTGGGGTTATAGTTGGGGTTGCCGTTTGAGTTGGGGTGTTAGTTGGAGTTTCAGTAATTGTCGGAGTCACTGTTGGTGTGACAGTATTTGTTGATGTAACTGTAGGTGTTGGTGTTGGACAAGGATATATTAATTCACAATCAGGGCATGAACTAAATGAGGTTGCATTAATATGTATATAAGCATTCGGTGAATATGTTGGGCTGATTGACGTGACACAACCATTAAATCCCGTACTCTCAACGTAGTAAACACCACTTAAAGGGTAATAAGTAAATGGTATTGTGGAAATAATAATAATATTTGAAGGGTCACAACAATCCTGAAAATACCCAACCAAAGGAACTAATGTTTTTGTTGGTGTAACTGTCGGAGTAAGAGTGTTTGTCGGAGTAAGAGTATTTGTAGGGGTTGGGGGTGGTGGAGGACATTCTCCATCAACACAAAAATCACCAATAGTTACTATTACTATGGGGTCATCAACCGAAGGGTCTTTACCACAAAAACTTAATGATGTTTCAGGAGGAACTATTGTATCGATATTATTACCATAACAATCAACAAAAGATATTGAGTGTTCTATCAAGTCAACATTATCAAACTCAATACAATTACAATTAACAGTCATTGTTGGTGTAACTGTCGGAGTAACTGTAGGTGTCGGCTCAATTATTGGACAAGGACATACCTCTAAACAAGGACATCCATTAGTATCGGTTAACCTGACAATAACTTGAGTGGAACCTGAGAGTTCAGGTGGTAAATTAAAAGTATATGTTGGGGGTATGTTAACTCCCGATGCAATAGGTATACATAACGACAATGTAATGTCACATACCTCTATATCATAAGGTCCAATACCAGTTGCCCCTGTTATTTCTATTGATTGAATCATCTATTATATACTTATCATTACACACCATTTTCAGGCATTATATAATTATTATCCTCGGAAACAATTGGGTCTCCTGATTCACTTAATATATAATAAGTTACTAAAGATGGTGTAGGAGTAAAGGTAGGAGTTGGAGTTTGAGTATTGGTCGGTGTTTGAGTATTGGTTGGAGTTGGGGTCGGTGTTTGAGTATTGGTTGGAGTTGGGGTCGGTGTTTGAGTATTGGTAGGGGTTGGAGTCGGTGTTTGAGTCGCACACGGATTATACGATGGTGTCGGAGTAGGGGTTTTTGTAGGTTTAGGTGTTTTACTAGGTTCAGGACAACCACAAGGATTTGTACATGTTGCACTTGGTGTTGGGGTATTGGTCGGTGTTGGTGTTGAGGTATTGGTCGGTGTTGGTGTTGAGGTAGGAACCTTACATGGGTCATAAGATGGTGTCGGTGTTTGAGTAGGTGTTTGAGTCGGTGTTGGTGTTTTTGTAGGTGTTTGAGTCGGTGTCGGTGTTGGTGTTACTTCAGGAACATGTAAATAATAAGTACAATTATCATCGATAATAAAAATAGTGTAATCGCCGTAAATCTCTAAAGACGGTGTTAAAATTGATGGATTAAACTCAAATGGTAGGGTAACGTTACCCAAATTAATCACATCATCAATTCTTGATGGTTTAAATAAAACATTTGCTAATTCCCCATCATAATTTATACTTTTTATTATAATTGACTGACCCATTAATTAAAAATTATTTTCAACGGCCAAACAAACTTCACCGTTCTGTTTTATTAATCTATTCATATCGTTAAACGATATAAACGCATGACCGTTTTTACCCCAAGACGTACCCCAACTATTTTTTATTCTAAATTGTTTTTTAATAGTATCAACCCCATTTATTACATAAGCATGTCCACCAACAATTCTACCTGTAGTTTTTATTAAACCATTTTTATCAGGATAACTCATCGATGAATACCAATTTGTACCAACAACTACGGGTCCTTTAGTCAAAACAGTGGTTATTAAAACATTAATATCGTAAGTCCACAAATAAGCCTTAATTTTGTTTGTATTTTTAAGATATTTTGCGGCCGCTCTAACTGATGTTCCGTCATAATTTTCACCCACCCATTCATCTATTTTTTGAGCTTCCCTATATATTGTAGTTGGGTTTACAATTGGTGGTACCCCTCCATGTTTTACTGGACCATCCTCAATCCAATGAGACCAAGCGTAACCTACACACTGTGGGGTATTTCCTTGATTCCCATTCCACTCATTTGATTCCCAATATTTATACTTTAATGTAGTAAACCCTAAAGATAATTTATTCTCAATTAAGTAGTTTTTATCTCTACTATCTTCAACATAAACCCTACCTAATGGTAAAATGTCATTTAATGTGGTAGTTGTTGTAGTCGATTCTCCACTTATGATGTAAGTTATATCGTCAGGTTTACAAACTATTGTCGAACAATCAGGGCAATCGGGATTAAACATGTCAAATTTACCAACCAATAAGTTAAAATTGTGTTTAACTTCAGGTGCCGACAAAGGCTCTACATACATTCTAAATTGAGATATTCCACCATCAAAAGTACCCGCAAAATTCTGTTCAATTAAAATATTAGTTTTTAAACCATTAAATGTTGTACCTGTTAAGTCGTTTACAGGAAAACATTCAGGGTCCTGAATATAAGGTCCATAAGGTAATGTTGTTGATGAAAATGTTAGGTTCTCTCTAAGACCTTGTGTTCCTCCTCCCCAAGAAATATTAAATGGAACTCCGATTTGTCGTTCTTTATCAGTATTTAATGCTCTCGGAATCAATTCTTCAAAATCTTCAATAGTGTAGAATATTTTACCATTTATAAAAATTTTTAATCTACCCTTTCTCATATTACCCTCAATCAACCATTTTTCATTTAAATTAACAAGGTCAATTTTTTCCGCGACTTTTGAATTTGGGTGGGTGTATGGTACTGTGATTAAAGATGTTGAGTTATTTGCCAAGGACTCTAAATAAACTTGTTTTGTTATATCTCCTAACCCTCCCCTGTATTTTAAATCACAATAATCCAACCATGTATATCTTTCCCATACAACATTCACTTGGAACCAATGTTCTTCCTCTAACCACGCAGGATTTTCTTTTTCACATCTTGGGTATATTGGGGGAGTACAGATATCGGTTATAGTATAACCCGTGGTATATGACGTACCACTTGTTTCACAATTACCCGTGGTTGTACAGTCGCCAGTAAACCTTAAAACTCTAACACCAATTTGTGGGTTTTTTGGGTCACCACATAATCTTAATGAAAACGCGTTTGACATAGAATCGTATAAAGGGTCTTTTTCACAAGTATCTTCTATAGAGGTAAACCCTGTAGTTTTACAATCTAAACAATCCGAACAATCATCGCATGTTGTACACGTCGGGGTACATGTTGGTGTTACAATACAACCATTTCCTGTCGGTGTAGGTGTTGGGGTTGGTGTAGGTGTTGGTGATGGAATCGGAGGACAATCGTGCGTCTGACATTCCCATCCACAATTTTCACATTGAGGTTTATCGCAACCGCATCCGCATGAAAGTTGTATGTTTTTAAGTCCTCCACATTTATCACAACCATAGTTTACATGTGGGTCATGTTTACCATCTTTAGACCTAGGAGGATAAACGTATATACATCTACTATTTTTAATTACCGTGTTACAACAAGCACAAGTACTTAAACCCGTTAGAGGTGTAGTAACTCTAGTATAACCTGTAAAACAATTTGGTGTACCGTCAGCGTGATGATAAAATTTATTTTCCGCTCTTGTACCAAAATAAAAAAACGTATTTTTATTATTAGGATATATTAAATTTAAATTTGTTTCACCAGGTCCTGGCACGTACTCGTTAAATAATCTAGGTTTTAAAATCACCTCAACTGACCAACCCTTATTCATTCTTTCAGGAAAAATGTCGTAGTCGTATCCGTGTAATTTATAAAACCCTTGATAGAAACCACCATATAATTCATGGTATCTACCAACTTGAGGGTTGCTTTTACTAACAACTTCATATAAAACAGTATTTTGAAAACCTGAAAATCTTACATTAGGTGTGTTAGTATAACCCGTTACTTGGAACATTTTAAATCTTCTATCAAAACTTAACCTATCAAACTTTGAACTGTCGGGTAATAACCCATTTGTAAATGTTATTGTTTCCCCTGTCATTTTATTAACAAGTCCGTTATCAATACCTGTAAGTCCAATATCACACGAGGTTTCTGCGGTAAAACAATTTAAATCTTTTTTATCAGGGTTATAATAATTTTGAGAAACAAAAATATTGTTGGTGTTATAATTTTTATAAGTTAAAACTAAGTTTTGTACTGTTTCGGTATTATTAATATCTATATTAATGGGTAGCTTATCCCCATATGTTTGTGCGATTAAATAAGGTGAAAAAACCACCTCTTGGTTAAAATCCAATTCATCAGATGTTAAGGACATGTCGTGAGTATCCAAAGAAAGTTTTGGGAATAGATTTTGCCTTACATATTGATTTATATTTTGACTCGCCATCTTTTTTTATGATAAATACATTAAAACGAAGTATTTATTGATAAAAAAGTCATGATTAATTTTAATAAAGAATACTTTAATAATAATTGTTATTTTTTTCTAAAGGATAGAGGTGATAAAATATCACTTTATTATTCTATTGCCGACACATTAACTGAATCTAGAAAAACTGATATTAGAAAAGATTTTAAAAAAAGAGACGAGAAAAAAATTAAGTCATTAATACAAAAATTCTTAAATAGAAAAGATAGAGTTAAAAAATCCGATATCGAGAAGGAATTATCAAATATGGATAACCCTGAAGAAATAAATGAATTGATTGGGGATGATGGGACTTTTAAAGACTCGAGTATTCCAGTGTTAGACATGAGATTACACCCAAGGAAAACTATGGACCAAACAGTTGTAATGGCAAGAATAACTAACGACCCTGTAACAAGAGGTTATCGTGTTTATTATGGTGAGAGTGAGGAGAAAGATGGTGACGTAGTAAAAGAGATTGATTTTTCAGATGCTTTTGGGTATGAAGAGACTAAAGACATGGACTTTAAAGATAGTGTAGAAACTTTGGCCGATATGGGGGTTGGTAATCCTGTTGAGAGAACTGAAGACTTTGGAAAAATTAAAGGCCAAAAAAGAAAAAAGGGGAAACTTAAACAACGATTGGTTGAAAAGGATTCGTTAGAAGAAGCTCAAAAACAAAAAATGGTTAAAATGGTTGAGGATATTCTAACAAAAAAAAGTAAGGACCATTCCGATGTTGTAACTAAGGAAAATGGTGTTAGTAAAATTTTAGTTAAGAATTTACAATCAATTAAAAAAATAGCAGAAAAAGAAGGTATTAGTCTATCTAAATTAATTAATATTTTAAAAACAAGTGAATAAAGATTTATACGGACATAAAGTTTCTATACCTGAAGATGTTGTTACTTATCTACAACAATGTCATGATGCTGCGACAGGAGCCGATGATAATACTGAGGGATATAGAAGAAATAAAGAACTTAGAGATAAAGGTGAGATAACATATCAACAACTTAAAAGAATGAAAAATTGGTTTGATTCTTTTAACGGTCATGAAAATGATTTACCATTTATTTTGAATGGTGGACATTATGTGAAAAATTGGGTTGATAATACATTGACAACCATGAGAGATGGTGTGGATAGTATTAAACAAAATAGGTCTGAGGTTTTACCTAATCAATTCATATCTCAACATGATAAAGAAGGTATTAATAATTTAAATAGACCTTCTAAAAGTCATAATACAAATACCGAATATTATGATTTAGAAATAACAGAAAGCTTAAAACGCATAAATGATTTAATTAGAAAAATAATTTAATTATGGCAGTAAATGAACCATTAAATTTTGACCAACCTAAAAACGACCTTAGTTCAATCGCCGAGGCCGAAAGAGCAAAATTATTACCTAAAAATGATTATAAAAGAACCGCAAATGAATATTCATCAGTAAACCCTGATGCAATTGCCGATGGTGACATCCAAGGAAAAGGAACTGGAGGATTTTTAGATGTTTATAATCAAAACGCAGGTGCGGTACAGGATATAATAGAAAGAAAGGCGGAAATAGTAATTAATGAATATCAACCTAACAAACCTTATACAACACCATCAGCTTAATGAAACTTTACAACATAGCAAAGTCACTTATTTTAGAAGTAGCCTCAATTGAGTCTATTGTCGATGCTATTAAGAATAAAAGAAAAATAGTAATCTATTATGACGGTGACGAACCTGGGGGTAGAGGGTTAAGAACAATTGAACCTGTTTGTTTTGGTTATAGCAAGGCCGATAATCCTGTATTAAGAGCATGGGATGAGGAAGGGTCGTCTCACACGGCCTATAAAGGTGAACAACCTTTACCAGGGTGGAGATTATTCAGAGTTGATAAAATACTATCATTCAATCCGACGGCTGAAAAATTTATAACTCCAAAACCAGGATATAACCATAGAGGTGATAGAAGTATGAAAAGAGTTGTTATAAACGCAAAATTTGATAATGAAGAACAAAACTTACAATAATGTTAAATGAAAATGATTTAATGCAAAAATTGGTGATATCTAAAAAAATGATGGATATCCACAATAACTTACCGAGAAGCGGTAACAATTCGGGGGTTAATATGATGTCCCCTGAAGTTGATAATTATAATGTTCCTGAAGCTAAATATAATTTACCTCAAGAACTTATGATGGAACAACCTAAACAGATTCCAAATCATGAGACTCCTACTTTAGATAGAATCATGAGTTCAAAATTACCTGATGAAATCAAACAACTTATGATTGAGCACCCAATATCTCAACCAAACTCTATGTCAGGTCCAACGTTGTCTAACGAATTAGTAGAAAAGGCGGCTAGATTAATGGGTACTAATGGTAAACAAATTAATGAAGAATTAACGGATAGAAAAACATCCTCACACAATTCTAATGTAAACATGGGTGAATTAAAGAATGTTATCTCATCTATAGTTAGGGAAACCGTTACAGAAGTTTTACAAGAAAATGGATTACTTATTGAATCGACATCAAAAACTAATGATGTGTTCTCATTTAAAGTCGGTAAACATATTTTTGAGGGTAAAGTTACCAAAATAAAAAAAATTCAGTAAATAGAATCCCCACCTTAAGTGGGGTTTTTTATTTTATCTTATTATTGATAATATAATTTCACATGACTATATTTTAGGGTATATAACTAAAAATATGTCAGAAAAAATTAAAGTATTAGTTTTACCATCGGACCGAACAGGTGTTGGTAAATTCCGTTCAGTCGACCCACACATAATGTTACAAAATCTATATAATGATGATTTTCATGTAGATATTGATTATGAGCCTAAGATTTCAGACCCTAATTTTTGGAAGAATTATCAAATAGTTCATGTTCATAGGAATATCGGTCAGAATTATGACCAAACACCCACATTAATTAAAAATCTAAAGTCTATGGGTATTACGGTAATTGTTGATATTGACGATTATTGGTTGCCGACTAAAGAACACCCAATACATACTATTATTTTACAAGAAAAAATTCATGAAAAAATAGTTGCTAATTTAAAAGAAGCAAGTTATGTAACAACAACTACGGAAATTTTTGCAAATGAAATTCGTAAATTTAATAAAAATGTTATTGTGTTACCTAACGCAATTGACCCAAATGAACCCCAATTTAAACAACCAACATTAGAATCTGATAGAATACGTATTGGTTGGCTCGGAGGTTCTTCTCACTTACATGATTTAAAACTACTTGATGGTGTCATTAGTAAAAACGGTAATGACATAAATAATAAATCACAATATGTTTTATGTGGTTTTGATATTAGAGGTCATATTACTGAAATTAATAAAGCAACTGGTGAGAAAAAACAAAGACCTATCAAACCTGAAGAAACTGTATGGGCAAGATATGAGGAAATTTTTACCGATAAATATAGAATAGTTGATAACGACTATCGTGAATTTCTTTCACAATATAAAGAAGAAGAGTATACTTCGGAAAAAAGTTTACCATACGTTAGAGTATGGACAAGACCTGTAACTCAATATGCGTCAAATTATTCTAAATTTGATATATCATTAGCACCAATTAAAAACCACATTTTTAATAGAATGAAATCCCAACTAAAAGTGATTGAAGCGGGATTTTATAAAAAGGCGTTAATTGCATCAAATGTTGGTCCTTACACTATTGATTTAAAACATTCATTAAAAAACGGTGAATTTATTGACGGAAACGCTTTATTAGTTGATGAACATAGAAACCATAGTGATTGGTCTAAGTCAATTAAAAAATTAATACAAAATCCTAATCTAATAACTGATTTAGGTGAACGTTTGTATGAAACAGTTAAAGACAAATACGACTTACGAAACGTAACTAAAACAAGAGCAGAATTTTACAAATCTTTAATTAAATAATTATGATTAACATTCCAATTACCAAAATTTTATTCCTTGATATTGAGACTGTCGGTTCATGTCCCGACCTAGATTCTTGTGAAAAGTTTAGTCCTGAAATCGCTGAGCAGTTCCATAAATATTTTGATTGGTTCCAAAAAAGATTTCCTGAAGATGCGAATGTAGATATTGACGCGAAAAACTTTATGTTTAAACGAAGAGCCGCTTTAGTTCCTGAATTTGCAAAAATTGTTTGTGTATCTATGGCGTTTGTTATGGATAAAGGAGAAATTAAAAAACAAACTTTTTCAGGTGATAATGAAAAGGAAATTTTATTACAAGTTAGAAACCTATTGGATAGATGTCATAAGTTAGACTTTTACCTATGTGGTCATAACTTAAAGAATTTTGATATTCCTATGTTGGCAAAAAGAATGATGATAAACGGAATTTTACCGTCTAAGATACTACCAGATTACAATACTAAACCTTGGGAGGTTAAAGCTATAGATACCAAAGAAATTTGGCAATATGGTTCATACACTTCAATAGGGTCATTGGATTTATTATGTTCTTGTTTAGAAATACCAACACCTAAAGATGGTGAAGTGACAGGTGATAAAGTTCATTCAGCATATTGGGATAACCAAGCAATTACCGAGATTTCGGAATATTGTGAAAAAGATGTATTAGTACTTGTTGATATAGTTAAAAAATTAAAATCTTTAGAATAATGGATATAAATAATTTAGATGACCTAAGCGAGTATGCTAAAAAATTACAGTCTATGCTTGATAATAATAATGATGATATTGATTACGATATGATAATGAATGATTTCGGAGTTGATGTTAAAAGTTTAGAGGACGATATTAAAAATTATAATCCTAAATTAGACTTAGGGTTTATTAAGCTTCATTCTGATGCGGTAACACCAATGTATAATCACCTTAGTGATTCAGGGTTTGATTTACATTCAGTTATTGAGACTGAAATACCTCCATTTGGTAGACAACTAATACCAACGGGGATTTCATTAGACATTAAGGATGGGTACGAAATCCAAGTTAGGTCAAAAAGTGGTTTAGCTTTAAAACAAGGTTTAATGGTGTTAAATTCACCAGGTACTGTTGATAATGGGTATACGGGTGAAATACAAGTTATAGTATTTAATACTAATAATAACTCGGTTTTAATCAGTAAAGGTATGAAAATTGCTCAAGCGGTCTTGTGCCCTGTTGTTAATGGTAAGTGGGTTAATTTAACCCAAAAAACAAAAATAAAAGAAAAAGACCGAGGAGATAAAGGATTCGGCTCAACTGGAATATGAAAATTTTAAAAACTGTTATGAGACCGTCCTCATTTGAAAGGGGATTGAGGGATTTTTGTAATGAGGTTAGAAGTTATTTAGGGGATGCTCCAACAATTGTTGAGTTAGGTTCTTACATTGGTGAAAGTAGTGAGATATTCGCTCAAGAGTTCCCAAACGGTAAAATAATATGTATTGATTCTTGGGAGGGAGGTTTTGATGATTCGGACTCCGCAAGTCATGCGAATTATGTGGATGTTGAAGAACAATTTAACCTACGTATATCTGAATACCCCAACATAGAAAAAATAAAAGGATACTCCACGGACCATTCAATTGAATGTGATATGGTCTATATTGATGCGTGTCATAAATACGAATGTGTTACTGAGGACATTCGTCATTGGAAACCATTGGTTAAAAAAATAATTTCAGGTCATGATTATCATACCGAAGATTTTATTCAGAAACACCCTCATGTTGGTGGAGTTAAAATTGCGGTTAATGATTCATTAGGGGTTCCTGATATGACTTTTGAAGATGGTTCTTGGTTTAAAAAAATAAAAAATGAACTTTATTGGTTTACAGGTTTAAACAACCACAATAAAACAAGTTATTTAAAGTACATTAAAATGTATAAAGTTGCGGTAATAACTGCAAAATCAACTAACCCATCTATTAAACCGATTCTTATTTTAGATGGTGAGATTGATGAGAATATAAATGAATTAATTAATATTGGGGTTGAAGTTATTAGTCATAGAGTAAGTTTTTACGATGATTTAAAAAACCATTATAAAGATGACACAATTGCATACGGTGCGTTTTTAAGGGTAGACATCCCATTAATATGTGAAAAATTAGGTATCGAAGAATCTCACGTATTATACACAGATAATGATGTTATGTTTATGTCAGATGTATCTGAGTTATTTGAAAATAAAACGGAAACTTTTATGTGTGCTGGCGAATTCACTAAAGTTGGCAAACATTGGGATATGAATAGCGGTGTAATGTGGTTAAATTGGAGGTTTCTATTAAACACCCATCAAGATTTTGTTAGTTTTATAAAATTAAATTTTAAAAAGTTTAACGTATACGACCAAGACGCTTATAAATTATTCTATAATAAATCAATCGAAAGGCTTAATTATAAGTTTAATTATAAACCATATTGGGGTCCGTTTAGTGATATTAAAATTTTACATTTCCATGGACCCAAACCAACGTTTGTTGATGAAGATTTCACTAACTATCCATATAAAAATTTGGTTTCACCCTTTTTCAACGAAATGAAAAACAAATTCAATCAATTACATGATAACTATAATTTACTCAACGCATAAAGACACCGAATATAATAACAAATTTAAATCACATTTGTTACAAACATCAGGTTTAAAAGATATTCAAATTTTAGAATATCAAAATAATAATGAATACTCATTATCTGAAATTTACAATAGAGGTATTTCAGAATCTGTTAATGACATTATTGTTTGTTGTCATAATGATATTAAACTTGAAAAGAATTGGGGTAAAAAATTAATAGACGATTTTTCTAATAATCCTGATTTTGGTATTATCGGTAAGGCAGGGTCTTGTTACTTTCCCGAGTCTGGCGTATATTGGGAAAAAATGCGTCAAACAATGGTTGGTCAAGTTTATCACCACCCTAAAGATTCTAAAAAGTGGTTGAGTAAATATTCGCCAAAATTACCATTTATAATACCTGTAGTAACAATTGATGGTTTATTTATCTCATTTAATAAAACAAAAATTAAACATAAGTTCGATGAATCTTTTGGTAAATTCCATTTTTATGACCACGGATTTTCAATACCAAATTATTTAGATGGTGTAAAGATAGGGGTTACTTCTTCTTTTGAAATTACTCATGAATCGGTCGGTAAACCTAATGAAGAATTTTACAATTCAAAAGAAAAATTTTTAGAAAAATGGTCAGGTAATCTACCGTTAGATTTAAAACCTGAAAATGTTTTTGCTCCGACAATTACTGAAAAACCAATAAAAAATATAGGTAAAGTCGCGGTAATTATACCAACTAAAGGTAAAGTAGAGATGTTATTTGATTGTGTTGATTCATTATACAAACATTGTAACTCCAATCTGTTCGATGTTTTTATTGCCGATACTGGGTCAAGTGAAAGTGAGAAGAAATGGATTAAAGATGAAATATTAAAATTAGGTAATGTTAAGTTAATAGAATACGACTATTACAATTTTGCTAAAATAAATAATGATGTGGTTTTAAATTATATAAACGACGACTATGAGTATTTGTTATTTTGTAACAACGATATTAAAATACTAAACAACGTTATTTATGGGATGTTAAAGACTTTTAAAGAAAACCACAGATGTGGTACAGTTGGTGCTAGATTACATTTCTCCGATAACACTATACAACATGACGGAGTCTTTATGGGGGTCCATAATTCAAATGGAAACATGGGGGTTGGTCATCACAACATTTATAATTATTATAACTATAATATCGACACCAAGGAGTCTTTTGGTAACACAGGGGCACTGTTAATGATTAGAAAAAATGTATTCATTAATTCAGGTATGTTTAATGAAAATTATATTTCATGTTTTGAGGATGTTGAGTTGAATGTACAAACTCAATTGAAGGGTTTTAAAAATTTTACATGTAGTAATTGTGTGGCGTATCACTATGAATCTCAAACCAGAAATGAAGATAATGAAAAGATAAATAAATTAAACATAGATTACACTAGAAACCTACTACCTCTCTTTCTAAAAAATGCGGATAAACTAAAGGATAAATTAGTTCCTTTGGCGTAACTAACTATATAGTGATTACTATCATTCACATTTCTTATAAATAAAATATATTTTAGATATAAACAATTAAAATATGACACAAAGAAAAAAACAATCTCCTGTTAACGATGATTCAGAATTAAAATCATTCTCGAGAAAAGACTTTATAAACTCAGTTGTTAAGAAAAAACAAAAGAATAAATTCCTATCAACCAATCAAGAAGAATATTATAACATATTAAAAGAAAATGAAATAACGATTTGTTCGGGTCCCGCAGGTGTTGGTAAATCTTATATATCCATGAAAGCAGCGGTTGATTTATTACTTGATTCAAATAATTCATATGAAAAATTAATAATTGTTAGACCAGCGGTTGAAGCTGAAGAAAAATTAGGTTCATTACCTGGTAATTTAGAGGAAAAATTAGACCCTTATATTTTCCCATCATATTATTTATTGAATAAAATCATTGGTAAAGACGCTAGAGAAAAATTAAAAGACGCGGAAATTATTGAGGTGTTCGCATTGGCGTACATGAGAGGTATGAATATCGACAATTCAATATTAGTATTTGAAGAGGCTCAAAATGCCACTCCTAATCAAATTAAAATGTTAATGACTAGAATTGGATATAACAGTAAATTCTTTATTTCGGGTGACTTAGAACAAACTGATAGATATAAAGATAAAAAACAATCGGGTCTATACGATGCGTTACAGAAATTCCAAAACGTAAAAGGTATCGGAGTTTATGATTTTAGAAACGCTAAAAATGTTCGTAACCCATTAATTGCTAAGATATTAGAAAAATACGAAGAAGAAATTAAATAAAATATGAGAATTGGTATTGAGATAAATGGAGTTTTAAGAAACACTATTGGTAAATTAGAACAAACATACGAAAAGTTTTTATTATCAAAAACAGATGGTATCGAGAGCGATGATGATTTTAAATATGAAATGGACCTACCTGTTACTTCTTTAAATTTAATCAACCATTTTAAATTTAAAGAACCTGAAGATTTATTCTCCTTTTTGTATGAAGAATTCCCTATGGAAATTTTTGGTCACTCACAGTCTACCGAGTACACCACATTCAACGACCTAAATGATATTTACATTAATTTACGAGACAATCATGATTTTGTAATCGTATCTGATGAAATTGGTAGGTCAAAACCCGCGTCGTTATTCTTTTTATCTAAATTTGGATGTCAATTAGAAAAGGTGGTTTTTTATAGTAATTACACAATTAATTCTATGTGGAATGAAATTGATATTTTACTTACATCTAATCCATCATTATTATTAAACTACCCGTCAGATAAAATTTTAATTAAATTTGAGACGGAATACAATAAACATGTTGACCACCCTAATACAATTAGTAGTATTAAAGAGATGGAAAACGAACTAAAAAAATTTATATAATGTTAAAAATTTTAGGAGAACATTACTATCTTGATTTAGACGCTATTGAGAAGTATACAACTGTAGAACCGCCTAAAGACTTTACGGGGGCTAGTGAAAATCATATAAGCGTGGTTAAATATGAGATGGTTAAATCTTTATCTGAAGTATTATTAACCGAATCTGAAGATGTTGATGAGACATTAGGTATGAAGACAAATGAATTATCAATACCATTTAAAATCGCCTTCAACAGTTTATTAAATAAAAAGCTATTAAACAAATATTAATATGAATCAGGAACAAATAACAAAATTAGAAAAATCGATTGACAATTTAAAAAATAAAAAGTCTAAAATTTATTTATTAGTACAGGATACTAAAGGTAATGCTAAAGCTTCAATTTCATACATCTATAATTTAGGTATGGCATTACATAATAATGGATATAATCCAATAATGTTACATGAAAAACCTGATTATACGGGTGTTTCTGAATGGATGGGTAAAGAATTCATGGAAAAATTACCTCACAAACCAATTGAGGGACAAAATTTAGAGGTGTCCCCTGAAGATTTCATTGTTATTCCTGAACTATATGGTTTTGTAATGAGTCAAATAACTAAATTACCTTGTGGTAAAATTGTTTTATGTCAAGCGTATGACCATATGTTAGAAACATTGCAACCAGGTCAAACATGGCAACAATTAGGGTTCTTTAAATGTATTACGACTTCAGATTTCCAAAAGGAATATATCTCAAACGTCATGAGAGGTTTATCAATAGATGTTTTAACACCATTTATTTCGGACAACTTTACAAAACAAACTTTACCATCTAAACCAATTATTGCAATACACACTAGAGAGCAGAGAGATACTGCTAATATAATTAAAAATTTCTATATTAAATTCCCTCAGTATCGATGGGTAACATTTAAAGATATGAGAGGTCTTTCTCAATCCGAATTTGCGAATTCACTTAAAGATTGTTTTCTTTCTGTTTGGGTAGATGAAACAAGTGGTTATGGTACATTCCCTCTTGAGTCTATGAAAACAGGTATCCCCGTATTAGGTTTAATACCTAACTTACAACCTCATTGGTTAAATGAAGATAACGGAATTTGGATTAATAATAAAAATAACGTTGTAGATTTTATTGCTGATATCTTACAAAATTGGTTAGAAGATAATTTAAGTCAAACTCTATTTGAAGGTATGGAAAAAACTATAAATGAATTAAAAACAAAAGAGGATTTTTATTCTGAATCGGTTGAGATATTTTCAGAATATTTAGAAAAACGATTAGTGTCATTCGAAGAACAACTAGATAAACTACAAGTAACAGAACAATAAAAAATTATACCTATGAAAAAATTTGATGTATCAGTAATATTACCAATAAAATCTTCTTCAAGTAGAGGGTTTGTGGAATACTTTGAAAAATGTATTGAATCTTTAAAAATTCAAAACACCCCTGTTAATGAACTTATCATTGTTCATACAGACGAAACTCAACTTGTTGAGTATTTAAATAATTTTAACTTTGGTGATTTAAAAGTTAATAAAATCTCGTGGACAAAAACACCTAATTTTTCAGAGCAAGTTAATCATGGAGTTAGAAGTGCATCTTCTAAATGGGTTACTATTTTTGAATTTGATGACGAATACTCTAAGATTTGGTTTGATAATGTTAGTAAGTATTCAGAATCATATCCCGATGTTGATGCGTTTTTACCATTAGTTGTTGACACCGATGAAAAAGGACAGTTCGCGGGTTTCACTAATGAAGCAACCTTCGCACTAAACATTAGTTCTGAAATGGGGGTGTTGACTAATGAAACGTTACAAACATACCAAAACTTCCAAATATCAGGAATGGTTATTAAAAAAGATTCGTTTATTAATTTTGGACTTTTAAAACCATCATTTAAATTAACTTTTGGTTATGAATTCTTTCTAAGAATGACACATAATTCAGTTAAATTTATGACGATACCTAAAATTGGTTATAAACATACTAACTTAAGAGAAGGGTCAATATTTTGGAATTATAAAAATGGTGATGACATTCTTAATGAAGATGAGGTAAGATTTTGGATTGACTCGGCCAAAAAAGAATATTTTTTTATTAATGATAGAGCCATAAAATATGAACCTCAAACAGTCTAATGGACGAAATTTTAAATCTAACAGGAAGTACCGATGTAGAATTAAAGAAAAAAGGAAGGAAACCAAAACAATCTAATTATTTTGATGTCAGAGAAGAATTGGCGGTTATTGATTTTTTAAACGCCGAGACTTTTGAGGAAAGGAATAGGATTTATAATGATTTTTTACGGAAACCTTTAGACAAAATGATATCTTCGATAATACGAAGATATAAACTATATCGTAAAGATATGGATTTTTATGAAATCCATACCGATACCCATTCTTTTTTGATGACTAAAATTGAAAAATTTAAACCCTCAAAAGAAAAGAAAGCATACTCTTATTTTGGTACGATTTGTAAAAATTATCTAATGGGACAGATAATTAAAGACCAAAAAGAAATTAATCGTAAAATATCATATGAAGATATTTCATCCGATTTAGAAAACAATGAGAACTTTTCATATGAAATTGAGGACTACTCAACAGATTCTGCAAAAGTTATTGAGGGTCTTTTATTTGAGTTAGATACCTTTTTAAAGGAAGAAAACTTAAATGAGAATGAACTTAAACTTGGTCACGCGTTATACGATTTATTTGAGAATTATGAAAATATTTTTATTGGTGCAAATAATAACAAGTTCAATAAGAATGTTATTTTACTATCATTAAGGGAAATGACAAATTTAACAACTAAAGAAATTAGAAGTTCCATGAAAAAATATAAAATCATCTATCTTAATTTAGTTGATAAGATGGCACAATAAAAATTAATCTAAAGTCTATTTATTGATATGGGCAGGCCAACAAAAAAAGAAATAAATTTAAGTAAGGAATCCATTTTATCCTTAATGCAGGAAATCTATAACGAACTTGTAGAACAAAGAAATACTGCGATTAGAATTCAGAATAAAATGCTTTCAATGATGAAAGAACCTGAAGATATGACTTTAATAGGTCCTGTTATTGAAAAACAACAAAAAATAATTAACGACTGTGTTGAGAAAAAACTATCCCTTTCTAAATTACAAGCTAATATTTGGGAAAAAAATAATTCCACAAAAGAATCTTTTTCAATATCTGATTTAGATGTTGACGATGGTATTATCCAAAATTTATTAGAAAAGGATATCTCAAAAAGTGACGATACTTACAAAATGAAAAAATAATGTCATCAATAGATTTAAATGCTGATTATAAAAAAGCTCAAGATAAGATAACCGCAAGTAAAACTTATACGGAACTTAAATCTGATTATGATAAAGTCAAAAAAAGAGCTGGTGATTCGTTTGAAAAGGCTAAGAAGGAAACAACAGAATCCTTGAATTCGTTAAAGGAGAAAACCAAAAGTTTTGAAAGACAAGTTAAAAATCAATTTGAGCAACTGTTAGATATTAATAATCTGACAGGGGGTAAAGGTAGTAATAGTGTACAATACGTTAAAAAACTTTTACTTACTGCGTTAAAAAATGTTGAACCAAAAATCCAAGAAATTCTATTGGAAGAGTGCTTAACCGCAGTTGGTTGTGACCAACAACAAACTTTTGATGCTCAAGTCCTATACATAAAAGTCCCGTCTATTGACATTATGGGATTACTGAAAAAAGACCCGTCTGAACAACCTGGTAAAGTATTATATGAAAAAGACCCAATCCAAGTTCAAACGTATCCTTTCTCGATGAACAAAGAATTGTATCAAAGGATACAAAGTGGTCAACCCTATTTAATTGATAATGGTCAGTTATATGTAGGTCAATCAGGACAAGATTTATTTGACATACAATATACTGAAACAGATAATTTAGGTCAAACTGGTCCATGGTTTAAAGTAACACTTTATGATAGATTTAACAACATAAATAAAGTTGGTGAATTTTTAGTTGATTACTATAAAACTATTAAAATTGTTGAGTTTAATAATGTTTTATCTTGGATACTTGAGGCATTGACAGGGGCGGTATCTATTAAAGCCGAAGTTGGGATAACGCAAGCGGGAGACGCTAGTAAATTTGCATTAATTTTACAAAGAATTTTAGGTCTTTGTTTTGACAACAAAACTGAAATTGATGTTAGTGGTATTGCAAAAATTGCTGAACTTGATGGTGTTGATGATTCTTTCTTTGAATTTACTGAAATTGACTTACGTAATATTGATTTAAAAGTTGATAATTTAAAAAATGGTGTCGTTGAATATGAGAATTGTGGTGATGTTAAATTACCTGTTGATTCAGACGCAATATTAGAATCTTTAGAAAATTTATTATTTGTTCCTGATGAAGATTTAGTTAACGCCGCGGATGCTTTAACCCAATCATTAGTCAATAATGAAGCGTGGAGCGGTTTAGCAATAGAAGGTAATATAAAAGCAGCGGTTGATTTAAATTTTGTTAAGTTAATGGCTCAAGGATTAATCGCGTCATTATTATCACCTAAAATATTATTACCAATTTTTGTAATGTTAAAATCATTAGGTAAACAATTTGTTGATACCATAAACGGGTATATGGAATTTGCAAAAACGTTTAAGGAGTTTGTTATAAATTTAGTATCAAAAGTTGGTGGTTTATTTGTTAAGGAACTTTTTGAACTTATTAAAAGAGATATTCGAAATTTGATTCAATCAATCATTACAGATATTGCCAAAGAACAATCTGATAAAAGAGTCATTATGATTTTAAAATTAATTCAGTTGTTAATAACAATTGCACAGTTTATAACCGATTGGAGGAAATGTAAAAGTGTTATTGATGAAATATTATGGTTACTTAAAATTGCAGGTTCAGGGTTTGGTTCTCAAATACCATTACCATTACTATTCGCATCACAAATCTTAGACGGATATTCAGAATCTAGAGCCTTTATAGGTGCGATTGAGGAAATGCAAAAACTTGGTATTCCTACAGGTGCAATGCCTGACGGTAGTCCAAATTTAGACATATTATCAAAATTCGGTCAAATGAAAGCAATGGCTAAAGAAGAAAGTGAAAACGGTAAAGTACAAATTGCCGTCGGAGCATTATCGATAACACCCGCTGGAATGACGGTTCCCGCATCAGCATTTGGTAAAAAAATGTAATATGACAAAAAAAGAAAATGCGGAAAAAGCATTAAAGATAATAAAAGATTACAAATCTTTTTCAAATAAAGATTTACAGTTTGTGATGGACTTTATCAATGAGGATTTTAATTCGACAAAAGAAACATTAATTAAATTAACTCATCATTTAGATAAATTAGAAGTAACTTATAATACAATAAAAAAAGAATACGACTCAAGAATTAAAAAATGAAAATTACTGAACAAAATAAACATCAAATAATCTTCCAAGGTCAGGTTTATGATAATAAAGACCCTATGATGTTAGGTAGACTCAGAGTTATACCCGCGCCTTATTTAGATTATGAGACATTAATCAATTCAGTTGAGGGGTGGAACGAAACTAAAGCTTGGACAAGTGAGGACCCCATAGTATATTTCCCTTTACTACCTTTTTATTTTAACACAGTACCCGAAATAAATGAATATGTTCACATAATCTATCAGAATAAGAAGTTTGATAATGAAAACAAATATTATATTCAGGGACCATTCTCATCACCTTTAACTACTCCATTTGAGTATTACGAAGGGTCTAAAGCGTTTACCGCGGCTGGAACTCAAATCAAAGAAGGCCGTAGTTTAAAAAATCCTGATGGTACTTATCGAGACTCCGAAAAAACAAAAGGTATATTCCCTGAACCTGGTGATAACAGTTTGTTAGGAAGGGGTAATGCTGATGTAATAGTTAAAAAAGATACTGTATTAGTTAGAGCGGGCAAAGTAATTGACCCTTTAAGTAAAAGTACAATACCTGTCGGTAATCCAAATAGAGCCTTTTTACAACTATCTTTATTCTCAAGAACTAAGAAAAATTTAGAACCTGAAGTTAGGGTTAGTTTAAAAGAAATTGTCAAAGTAGTTAAAAAAATGGTTATATGGAATATTGAGAATTTAGAAAACACTCAAAATGTCTTTAACGGTACTGTTGGTTTATATACTGTAACCCCAAATTCAGACAGAGTTAATACCAAAAATTTTAAACCTAAAACAATAACTGAGTTAAGTCCAGGTTCAGACTATACTTTACTAAACGAAATTAGATTTAATGGTAAATCATTTGATGATGCGGTCTTTATTATAAACAAGTATATTGACGGTGTGTTCACTAGTAATATTAATGTTTCTCCATACCCTGTATATACGGTAACTGACCAATTCCCATTTATTGTAACACCATCTTCAGATTCTTATTTAAAGGGTAATAAATTTTCTGAATCAACAACAACTAATGATATATCAGAATTAAATAATTATATAAAATTTTATAATAAAATTAAATCTAACACGGGTAAAGTATCTAGTGGATTTTTCTTAGTGTCTGAAAATAAAAATGGTAAACCTTTAATCGGTCCTCAAAGTGAAGTAATAACGGATACCGTTACCCCTTACGATTTTGAGGGTTCATCGATATCTTATGGGGTCCTTGGAGCTCAAAGACTATATCTAATATCTCAAGATTCTGAGGGTCCTAAAGGTAACGAAAGTACAAAACTTAGGAGTTCTTTATATGGTTTAGACCAAAATAATTTTATTGGTCAAGATAGTAAAACAATATTTAATCAAACCTACCCAACAGTTAGAGGTGATGAATTAATGATTCTACTTAGAAAAATATTCTTATACATTAAAGGTCACGTGCACCCGACCTCAACAATGCCTCCTGTACCTATCGCAGCAGGTAACCTACAAAGTACAAGTGAAATTGACCAAATTTTAGCCGATGCTGAAAATTCTATATTAAATCAAAATATCAGAATTAATTGATATTTATTTAATAAAGAAATTGATGTCAATAAATAATTCATATTTTAGTAGGAATAATACTATAGTTTCAAACAGTTTTACCAACACGGGAAGAAACCCTGTTACCGAAATTTTTTATGGTGAATTGGCAACTTCAGAATACCCTAGTGGGTTTAGTCGTTTTATCTTTAATTTGGATTTAGATTTATTAATTGAGAAGGTCTCCAATGGAACAATTGGTATAAATTGTATTGGTCAATCTGTAAAACATACGTTAAGAATGACTAACACCTCAACGTTTAACCCTGAATTACTAAATACCACAACTTCCCAATCAAGACAAAGAGCGACATCGTTTGACTTAATATTATTTAGAATACCTTATCTTAATGACGACCCATCAACACCTCAAACATGGGACGAGGGCGTTGGTTATGATTTTGCCGATTTACAATACGAAATCGATTACGATAGAAACTATTCCACAAGACCGTCAAATTATTTTCAAAGAACCACAATAAATGATTGGTCAGAACCTGGTATTTACAACAATAAAAATTTAGGGAATGTACCGTTTAGTGCAATAACTATTATTGACACTCAACATTTTGAATTTGGGAATGAGGATATTCAATTTGATATGACAAATGAAATAAATTCAATATTAGATGGTTCTTTAACTAATATTGTTGGGTGGGGTGTTGCATACAAACCTGAACTAGAAAATCTAACAGGGTTATCAGACGCTTACGAAGTCCAATTTTTTACTCGTCATACTCAAACATTCTACGAACCATTTTTAGAAACTAATTATGATGACTTAATTGATGATGATAGAAATTTATTCACGTTAGGTAAAACAAACAAATTATATCTTTATTTATACGAAGATGGGAATCCCATCAATTTAGACAATCTACCTTTTGTTGATATTTTAGATAACTCAGGTACTCCCATATTAACTCAATTACCGACCTGTAGAAAAACTATGGGTGTTTATGAGGTAACAGTACCTCCATTAATAGGTTATAAAACCCCGTGTACTTTCTCAGATAGATGGTATAACCTAACATTAAATGGATTTACAATTAATCCCATTTTAAATGATTTCACTTTATACCCTTTTAAAAATTCTATCCAAATAGGTACAAATTCAGTTGAACCTAAAATTTATGGGTTTGATTATTACGGAATTAAACAAGATGAGAAAATTTTAAATACGGACGTTAGAAAAGTTGGTGTTGTAGTTAAACAGGCGTTTACCACTCAAAAATTATTACAAAAAGTTGATATTTATTATAGGGTATACGTGAAGGAAGGTCAAACTGAAGTACAAGTACAAGAGTGGACTATGGTTAACAGAACACCAAATGAGTATTATTTTATATTTGACACCAGAGACAAAATACCAAATGAATATTTTATTGATTTAAAAGTCGAGTCTTCAGGAGAAGTCAACACATATAAAAGACAAATAAAATTTCAAATAGTAAACAAAAAATAAAAATGGCGGAAGAAATTTTTAGTGCTAATACAGAACAACCAATATGTATTATAGATTGTAGTGGTAACACTGTCACAATTAACCCTCCTCATCCTGTATGGACTACGGGTGGTACTGACGAAAACGGTAATTTAAGAACCGTTATACAATTAGATAGTGTTGAGCTAGGAGGTAAAAACGGATTTTATAATTAAAAAAAAACAAAATGGCAAATATTAGATATTTTAATATACAGGATTGTGCATCAGGAAATCAATACGGGGCTTATTTTGATGACCCCTCATCAACATTAATTGTTGGTAATACATACCTATTTAGTGGTACTAGTGAGTCAAGAAAACCAATACCATATAATTGTTATACAATTCTTGGTGAAAAAAATACCGACGTGTTAACACCTAATGCGGTTGTCCTTGGTTCTTACGGGATAGAGGGATGTCAAGAATGTTTAGATGTAAATTCAAACACTTTAATCTTTACAGATTGTTCTGGAGTGTTTGGTGAAGTGTATTTTAATACCACCGATTTTACCCCAACACCAACTATCGGTGATGTTTTTTATCTCGATTTTTATTTATCGGGTAAATTTGGGGGTAATGAAAGATACAACGGTTGTTTTGAGTTTAAAGAAAAGTCATTTACTGACCCTAATAGGATACGATTTGCAACATTATTCTCAGCAACAACACAAACAGATTGTGAGACTTGTTTGGCTATTAGTCCGATTATTTACGAAGTATATGAGTGTTTAACGTCTGACGTATATTATGTCGCATTACCTAATAACACATACTCAAACCACTTAATCACCTTTACCGACTTAGGTGAGATTACTCAATTTTGTGGTACGGTTAAAGAAATTATTCAGGGAAATCCTATCACTGGTATTGTAGTTACTGACCTTGGGAACCCTGAAAGTACAGGAATTACATGTGAAGATTGTCTTGCAACAGTAGCTGAAAAAACTATCATCACTAATTGTCTTGATGGTCATGAAGATGTTGTATGGGCGTCCGCATTGTTTAGTGTTGGTGAGGCAACAAATATCTCAACAGGTCAGGGTTGTTATGAAATAACAGGTCCCGCCGACCCGTCAACAGGAATAACATATTCAGAATTAGCGGATTTTGACCCTCACGCGGATTGTGAGAACTGTATTGAGTGTCATGGAGTTACTTATGATTTTACAACGTGTACCGAAATAACCCAACTAATTCTTGAGAATATCACTTCAACAGGGTCTTATGGTGGTAATTCAATGGTTGTTGATTCTAATACTAACTACGCGTATGTAACAAGTGAGTATTCAAGTCAAGTTTCAGTTATCGATTTAAACACTAACACTCTTTTAAATTCATGGGGTACAGGTGGTGGTAATCCTCGTTCATTATCCCTTGATGAGAATAACGGAATTTTAGTCGTTGCTAACTACTACGGTAATACATTCGCTATTATTGACATTTCAACAGGATTAACTACGGTAGTACCTAACCCAGTAGGGTCGTCTAGTTATCCGACATATGTATATTTTAACCAAAATGATAGTAGATTTTACATAACATGGAGAAATTATAGTGCGGGTAATGATTTCTTTACGGTTTATAGTATTACCGCATATAACTCATACACATTAAATACGACATATTACATAGGAAGTGTTTGGCCAACCTCAGTTATTCAGATTGGCTCAAACTTATATTTTTCATGTATAAATGGAACAATATTAATACGTGATGCCGTTTCATATAACTTACTTAATACTATAAATGTAGGATATGGAATAACATCAATGAGTTATGCAGGAGGAACCTCTATATATTTGGCAGGTCAGTCAACTCAGTATTCATTATTCAATATTTCAACAACAAGTTTAACAAACTTTAGTCCTGGTTTTAATAGTTGTTGTTGCGACAAAACAATATTATTTGATTCAGTAAATAGTAAATTATACGTAACCGATTATTGTGAAAACGCTATCTATGTGATAGATTCTTTAACTAATACAATTATAAATATATATAACAATAATATTGGTGATGTCAATCAAGTTAAAGGAATTTTTAATAATTCTGGAAATGTTTATTTTGTGTCATATTACACTATATATACTCTTGGTGAAACTTTTGATTTTTTAAACGGGTCAATAGATAGTTACGAATATGTTCAAATAGGGGATTCATTTTACCATCCAATTTATAGTGTTTGTTGTGAAGTTACAGGAGTTAGAGCTGATTTAGATGGTGACCATACTTTCTATAGTTTAATATCATCAGGGTCTTGTTTAGATTGTAGTTCTACTACTTATGAAACGTTTTATTGTGAAGAGTGTAATTTAGGTATAACTGGATTATTTGTGGCACCATCAGGTGTTTATTCGGTAGGTGAATTCGTTAAATCTCATTGGGGTAACTCTGATTGGTTATGTTTTGAAATTATCGATACATGGAACGAATCGTCATATGGTGTTCCTGATATAATTTTTGAGGGTGAAAATATGTCATCATACGGAACTTGTGAAGAATGTCAACAAAACGCAACTGTAGGTATTACAGTAATCAACTGTGACACATTGGTACCCTCTTATGTAAGTGTAACATTACCCCAATGGTTGGAAATTACTGGTTTAAATGGAATTTCCCAACCTATTATCAGTGATACAAATGGAACATGTTATACAGTAATTAACACATGTCCTATTGGTAACACAGGAGATGAATTTCCTTTAGTTGAATTTTACTTAAATCAACAACAATGTCGATTAGATAATACTTATTTTATATACAGTGCAAATACAGAACAACCTATATGTATTTTAGATTGTAGTGGTAACACTGTAACAATTAACCCTCCTCATCCTGTATGGACAAGTGGTGGAACTGATGGAGCTGGTAGACTTAGAACAATTATTCAGTTAGACGCAGTTCAATTAGGAGGAACTAATGGATATTATAGTTAATAATATGAAAAGAATAGTTAAGATTACAGAATCTGATATTAAAAGAATTATCAATAGTATTATCAAAGAAAACGACGATACTATTGGTATTTTACCTTCATTTACCGTGGAACCAAATGTTAGGAAACAACCAAGAGAAAAAGAGATTGAGTCTATCTTTGGTAAATATGAGGACCAAATTCCTCCTGACATAATTAGGTATATGAGAAAAAATCCACAATTAATTATGGATAGGATGGCCAAAATTTATGGTAAGAAATTTATAGACTATGTAGATAGAGCTTATGTTAAATCATTAAACTTAGGAAAAGAAGATATATGAAAAATTTAAATAATATAATTAAACGAGTATTAAAAGAAGAGGCTTACGAAAGTAGTCGATACATGTTCTTCTCAAACTTAGAACAAATGAGAAGACAATGTGATTTATTATTAGACTTAGACCGTGATATGGTCGAGTCTATTTTGGAGAACGGTCATGATTGGGCTCAAGACCACATTGCCGAGTCTAAAAACACTTTAGACCAAGTATTCGATTTTATTATGAACGAATCAAAGAAAGATGGTATGGAGTTATCTATGTCTATAGATGATAAAGATACGGTAATGATGGAAGGAAGAAAAAAATCAGGTACTAAACTTTGCTCAAGAGGTAAAGCCGCCGCAAAATCTAAATTTGACGTATACCCAAGTGCTTATGCTAATGGTTATGCAGTTCAAGTATGTAAAGGTAAAAAACCAGGTCTTGACGGTAAAAAGAGATGTTCATCTCCTTACTGTTAATATTCAGATAAAATATTTTTTATAATTTTAGATAAAGACTCATTTTGGGTCTTTTTCTTTTTTGTTTTGTACGATGTCATTATAGGTTTCTGACCCTTGCCTGTTTGTGTGTCTTTTTTCTCGGCAGTTCTTTTTTGTTGACACGCGGCTTTTTTCTGAGAATCACTCATTTTACCAGCAACTCCTGCGGCTCTACATTTAGGATAACCACCTTTATTTGTGTCAGGTCTACCACATGGAGGATGTTTACCGTCAACTTTTCGACAAATATTAACCCAAGGACCTTTAGGTTGTTTAGAACCCTTAGGTTTCTTCTTGGTACCAAACCAAACTCCTAAATCTTCATTAATAGTATGAACATCTTCAGTCTCAACATTATATGACCCATCATTATTTTTTTCCCAAACCCCAACGGTTCTTTTAATATTTTTTTTTGTTGTTTTTTTTATTTGGGTTTTATTATGTTTGTTTTTAACAAATTCAGTAAATGGACCTAATTCAGAATTTTTCCATTTCTTAGCACCAATTTCCATAGGACCGTTATAAAGTCCTGCGGTAATATTAGTACTTGACTCGTTAACATATTCGTTTAAAACTTTTCTGATAATTTCTTTGTCCATATATGATAAATATTTTATTTTATAAAAAAAAGTCTTGACACTTGTTTTTTATGTTACTTTATTCGTATATTTGTACTATGATAGACAGAATAAGAAAATATATTAAACAATTCCGTGTTAAATGGATATTGAAAACTAAGTACGGAATGATGAGACCTTTAGAGGACTCCTTAAATGATAATGAAAAAACTTGTCTTAGTATATGTAGATGTTTAATTAGACATCAGGATTCAAAATTCTTAATTGCCCCATTATCGGGTAAACGTTATATAAAGAATTCTACTTTGGATTTATTTGTAATACTTGACGACAGAAGAGTTAGTCTTACAAATCATATTTATCATTATGATGTCAAACTACCTGAAAGAGAATGGGATAGATTAGAATCGATGTATGATAATAAGACTGAGAAAATACGTATTGATTTGGAAAACCAAATCAAATCACAAATAAACCATTCCTTATCTACAATATTAGATAAGGTAAATAAATCCTTTGAGAACTAACATTATGACCGATAACAACAATATATACGGTAAATTATTTAATAAGATTGTACTACAAGATGAAACCCATTTAGAAGCTCTTTTGGATTCTATGGATAGAGAACGAGCAATTTTTTTGTTAGTAGAGTCGGTTAGATATGCCTATAATATGAATGCTTATACTTTGGGTGAGTCTGAAGTTATTTCTAAATGTATCAGAATATTAAGTAGGGTTGAGGATGAATCTGATAAAGATATGGATATAAACTAAAAAAGACCGATTTCTCGGTCTTTTTTTTTATTTTTTTATTTTTTTTTAGAATAATGCACTTGCATCTCCACCTGGTTTACTTGTGTCAACACCTCCACTACCAGCAGCCGCCGCAGTTGATGTTTGAGTTGTTGTTCCCGCAACTGTTGTTGTCGAAGTAGTTGAACCTGCAACTGTAGTTGATGCGGTAGTTGAAGCCGAACCTGATGAAGAAGCCACACTTCCTCCTTCTAATGCGGTCATAATTGCTCCTCTAGTTAATGGACCTATCACACCGTCTTCTTTTAATCCTAAGTTATATTTAGTGTTCAAAAGTTTTTGTACTTCAAGACCTGTCGCCTTTCTTGTAGTTTTAGTTGTTGTTGAAGCCGCCGCAGTAGGGGTTGAAGTAACCGCAAGAGTGGTTGTTGGACCAACACTCACACTTTGGGTTCCTCCCACAACAAAGTCTTGAACTTCACCTTCTTCATTTATGTATTGTTCAGATATAACTTTACCTCTTTGGTACCCAAAAAGGTATTTCATCTCATTAATATTATTTAATATATCTTGGTTTTTCATTTTTTGATATTATTTAGCGGTTTTATTAAATACTTTTCTACAAAGTCTAAAATCTTTATTAGTTTTTCTATTACCACAAGCGGTTTCTAATGTTGTCGCCCCTGCAACAGGTGCAGCTGAAAAAGTGGTTCCTGTTGTAACCGCAGGTGATGTAGTTGTTTCAGGCGTTGTAACCGCAGGTGCCGTAGTTGTTGCTCCCGTTGTAACCGCAGGTGCCGTAGTTGTTTGAGGGGTAGTGACTTCGGCCGATGGTTTACCACCTATTTTAGATAATATCGCCGAAATAGTTTTTGGACCAAGACTTCCATCAGCGGTAACCCCTACCGCAGTTTGTATCGCTATTACATCAGCATCTTTCGCTTCATTTAAAAACATAGGTGAATTATGTCTTGATAAAATATGTTTCTTTTCTTCTTCAGTTATTATAAGTTTTTTCATAATACTTTTAATATTTTTTTTATTTAATTCCTAATTTTGTTTTAACACCCGCTTTAGTGGCATCGTCAAAAATACCTGTTTCTGCAACACCAATAATTTTTTGGATTTGTTTAATGTTAGATGTTGTTACAGGACTAGGACCTGATGATTTTGTCGTTGCCGTTTTTGTAGTCGCAGTTTTTGTTGTTGCGACCGCCGCTTTATTTCCTCCTCCACTTGATGGACATGTATAACTTTTCATTGTACCATCAGGTGATTTGTATCTACCCGCATCATAGTAATATGAGTTACCGATTTTAATCGCCCAACTACCATTGGACATTTTAGAAGGAACTGCTTCAGGATGATTAAATATACAATCATATTTCGCCCAATTAGGTTGAAGTTTAAGTATTTCAGGTTTCATTTTTGCGTAAACTGTTGACATCATTCCTTTAACCGCACCTTTTCCTGACGTACCATTTGCGGTAGCTTTAATATTTGCTGAAATCTCTTCAGTTTTTCTTTTTGCCGCCAATAATGGTTGGTAAACATATTCATTCCATTCAGAGTCGGTATCAATATCACCATCTAAATCACCTAATAACGTATAACCAGGGTAATTTTCTTCATATCTTTTAATAACCGCACATAAATCAGGAATTGTTGCAATTTTAGATAAACTTGATTTAATCGCATCTTCATCAGTTCCACTCCAAACCCTAACGGCATCATAAACACCTTTTGCGATTGAATCTAAAGTTGCACCTGCCATGGTAGATTTACCTACTTCTTTTGTATTTTTACAAGCTTGGAATATTTTCTCAACCCCGTTATAAGAACCACCTGAACCTCTGATTAAACCTAAAGCGCCACCGATTAGAGCCCCTGCTACTGTACCTACAACAGGAAATGCTGAACCAATTGCTGCACCCGCAGCCGCTCCTCCTAATGCGGAACCTGTATCTATTTCAGATAAGTATTGTTTTGATGTTGCGTTCTCGTGAAGTTTTAATATTCTTTCTTTTTCTTCTTCGTTTAAGAAATATAGTTTTTTCATAACAATATTGTTTTATTAAATAAATATCACGTAGTTTAAAAAAAAATGGGGATTTTATTCCCCATTCAGTTAATAGTTTATTATTTTTCTAGTTGTACCGTCCTCATAAACCTCGAGTATTATACCTTCACTATTTTTTTGAACTGACTGTCCTAATAAGTTAACATAACCAATTATTTTTTTAAACGTTTTTGTATTATCTAATGAAATTGGTCCATACATTTTATACTGACCGTCGTAATCTACTTGAACTAATCTGTAATAATGAATAAGGAAATCATCAAACGAATCAAGATAACTATAGTCTATTTTGGTGTTACTATTACTTGATGCAGGTTTGATTCCTACACTCTCCCATTTTTCGCCATCAGTACTCCTTTCAATTCTAAAATAATCTGAATTATGTTCTGATGCGGTGGACCATTTTAATAGATTAAAAGAATAATATTCGGAACCTTCAAAATAAATTAATTCAACAGGTAAAGGGTCGTTAACTATTTCATATAATTCAAAATTATCCATCCACCATTCCTCACCTGAGGCGTTAGCTCTTGCAAAGATATCTATAGCGATGTTGGAAGTATTTGGCGGGATATTTAATCTTATAACTGAATAACCGTCCCCTGTTGAGGTTCTATCACCACCCGCAGAAGGTCCTATTGTTGTTAGTGTTCCATTTGCGGTTTTAGTATAAGACGCATTTGTATTATAATTCCAAAAAGCATTTGCATTCCCCGTGATTCGTAATTCGTTATTATATACAGTACCACCATCAGTACTTAATTGTACCGTAATATAATCGGCGTTATCAACACCTCTTGTAGTATTAGTTGATGTAAATCTATATGACGCTAATCTAAACGTAAAATAATAATCATTATTTGGATTAACAACCAAATTTGGAAATGAATACCAATCTGTTTCATAAGCAGTCGACCCACCTCCTGTCCCATAAAGAACCGCACTTGTTGTAGGACTAACTGAAGCGTTTGTATAATAATTTGTTGTTGCAATAGGTGTCCACCATATTCCTGACCAATCGGGGTCAAATGATTCTACATTATCATAACGATATAATGTTTGAGATGATAAAATGTTTGTAAGTAGAATTATTAAAAATAATAATATATGTTTCTTCATAAAATAATTGATTTTTATTTAATAAATATAAATCATGTTATTATTTTAACAACGTTATTAACATAAAAATGTGTAAATAACAATAACTAATTAGCATATATTAAAAAAGGTCAGATTTCTCTGACCTTTTCTTTATCTAATAAGATATTGATTATCTCAATTCTCTTAAGTCGAATGTACGGATACCGTCAACTGTGATACGTCCGTAGAAACGGTTGTTAACCATTTTCTTAGCGTAACGTGTCATAATACCTTTGATAGGTGTAAAGTTGAACGGGTTGTACATTGTAGGAGTTAATTGTAGAGGTACATACGGTGCGTAGATGTAACCTGTGTCTAACAATGATGTTCCTTTGTGCCCGATTAACACTTGGTTAGGTGGGAAGTAAGGGTCACGGTAAACTTGGTAACGACCTGATAATGTACCAACTCTTTCAATACCCATGTTGTATTGGTCTTGCTCAGGAGACGCGTTAGATACGTGGAAGTATTCTAAATCATCAAAAATCGCAGAAACCTCAGAAGATACAACAATCCAGTTAGCCCCACCTCTTAAAGTAGATTTGTGGATTTGTGCTGACAATTGGTTGATTGCAGTAATCAATGTTTGGTTCCAGTCTTTTTGTGTATACGCAGTAGTTGCGTTGATTCTTCTCCATCCGTTGTAATCCCAACGTAAGTTCCAAGCCGCACCTTTTCTAAGGTCTCTTAAGATTTCACGGTCAATTTCCGCTGCAACTTGTTCAGATAATAAAGCCGTTAATTCAGCTTCAGCATCGATGTTTTGGAATGCCGCTACGTCTTGAGCTAGTTCAGGTGACCATTGTGCTCTTAATTTTCTTTCAGTTACAGAAACTGTTACAGACTCAAGGTCGAAAGAAACCTCACCGATTTTGTCTTCGAATTCAAGTTCTTTGTAACGTCTGAATACCGCAGTAATGTCTTCATTACCTAATGTACCAATAGTACTTCCTGTATAACCATCTAAAGATGTTGCGTTACAGTTAGCACATACAGGACAAGATAAGTCAACTTCTAAATAGATACAACCTTCTGGGTTACAGATGTTATTGTAATAACCACCGTTACCTTCAGTAGGCCATTGTGCTTGTGCTCTATTTGATAAACCACTAACAATTCCTTGACCATATTGTTGAGTAACAACTCTAAACAATAAAGATTTCGCAGAAGCGTCAGCGTTAAATAATGGTGTACATGCAGATTCCGCGTCTAAGAAATCAGTATTAGCAAATAATCTTAAGTCAGATAAGAAAGATTCTGTATCGTACTCATTTCCATCAGGACCGATTAATTTACCGTTACCAACACTTGCGAAACCACACATTTTAACGATTACTTTTCTAACGTTTTCACCGTCATAAGCCCCGTCAGCATCAACCAAGTTAGAACCGTTCCATACTTGTGCAGTTGTAGTAACTGTAATTGCCGACCATTGACCTTTAGAGTAGTCAAATAATCCTGGAGGGTCTAATTGACCTTCATTACCTTCGTAGAATAAATCATAAAGATTTTTCTTGTAAGTAGGATTATAAGTACCAGTACCTTGATTGTAACCTTCTCCAGCTTTAGCTTCGTCAGCAGTTAAACCGTCTACCGCTCCAACAGGTCCGTAGTGAGCTCCTGAACCACCTTCATAGGTTGCAAAATCATAGTCACCATTGTTATAACCTTGGATTTTAGGTACGAAGTAGAACAATTTACCGATTGGTAAGTTCATAGCTTGTACAGATACGATATCGTTCGCTAATAATTTAGAGAATACACGTCTAACGATTGGGAAAACCACAGTTTCGAATGAACCTGATGAACCGTCAGAAGTTGCTTCATTGATTAGGAAAGACGCTTGGTTCTCATATAACTGAGCCACGTTCTCTTTTAAATGTCCTTTAAGACCTTCTAGGAATCCTAATCTATCCCATTTGTTAATTGTATCTTCTTTGATAACTTTAAGGTGTTTCAAACCGATGTTACCAACAAGACCTGATTCTAATAATGCTCCCATTTTTTTTGGTTTTTTATTTTTTGTTTGTTTATTTTATTTTTTTATCTTAATTTTGACATTAAGTCTTTCATTCTTAAAAACTGAGGATTCTCATACGTTTTAGATTCAATTAAATTAACTGCTGAACCTGTTGAAGGTACTCTTTCAATTGTACGTTCAAAAGACTCGTTAATTGATTGATTTTTATCCGTTGATAATTCGTCTTTAATAGAATGATATAAGTTCTTAGATTCTTTAATAGTTTCTACAGAATCAAATCTTCTTAAAATATTAATTTTTTCTTGTTTAGATGTTGAGTGTTCAGTAAACAAACGTGTAGCGTATGCTAAGTTTGAGTTAAATACCGCAACTTCATTTAATTTATTTCTAAAAATATTTAATGCTTTTCTGTACTCTTCATTCTTTTCTCTAAGAATTTGAACTTCTCTCGAATCAATAGATTCTTTTCTTACTTCTCTTCTATTAGTTTCCATGTTAGAACCTTTTCTTCTACCAACTTTACCAGAAGTAACAAAACTATTTGTTCGAGCCGTTTCTTTTGCTTCTACTTTTTTAGGTTTAACTCTAAATTCTCCGTCCATTTGACCATTGTCTTTATCCGCGTCAAATTTAGATGCTTTTTTAGCACTTCCAAATCCAATACCTTTACCACCATGTTTTTGTTTTTTAGTTGGTAAATCTTGGTTAGGTTTTTTGTCATAACTAAATTTAGGTCTACCCATTCCCATACCGACTGCTTTACGAGATTTTTTACTTGACTCATTAATGTCGATATCAAATTCTTCTTCATCTTCATCTTCGTCATCAAATTCGCTAGGTATACGGTCTTTATGATAAAATTCATAATCATCATATTCTGACGAACCCCACTCATCTAATTCAGAGTCTTCAGATAGTTGGTCACCACCTAAGTCACCAATCATAGAATCATCTTCCAATTCAAGTTCAAAAATAATTTCATCTTCGTCTTCATAGAAAGAATCATCCTCTTCTGACATATCCATTGAGAACTCGTCGTCTTCTGACATATCCATTGAGAACTCGTCGTCTTCTGACATATCCATTGAGAACTCGTCGTCTTCTGACATATCCATTGAGAACTCGTCGTCTTCGTCTAAACCTCCGTAACCTTCAAAATCAGAAGTGTCATCGTCATCATCTCCGAATAATTCTTTAATGATGTCATCAACATCTTCTTCTTCATTCGTATCATCATCTAATGATGAGTATTCCATTGGTTCTGATAACTTTAATAAGTCTTCATCACTTTCACCTACTATCATATACTCTTTGTTTGTTTCGTTGTCTTTTAGGTTTATGTTCCCATTAGGGTCTTTTGTTACCACGATTTGGTCTTCAGGTCCTAATAGTTGGAAAACTTTTAATACTTCAGAACTCGGTTGGTCTGTAAGGTCGATTGTGTCGTCGTCAACATCAATGTCCATCATGTCTTCATCATCCATGTCTTCATCATCCATGTCTTCATCATCCATGTCTTCGTCTCCTAAATCTTCGTTATCTGCGTCCATGTCTGCAACTGCAGCCATTTCAGCATCTGGTGCTACAATCTCTTCGTCATCTTGTTCTGATAGAGACTCTTTTACTAAATCACTGATTTCTTCCTTCATTGTTGAAGCAAGTATTCCTTTTGCATTTTCGGCAACCGCTTCCTCCAAATTTTTCATTTGGATGATTGCTTCTTCTACTAATGATTTTTCTTTTGCCATTTTGCGTTTTTTATTTTTATAATAAATATTACCAATTGTTAAAAAAGTTATATTTTAACTAATTCAACAATTGGTTTTTTATATTTGATAAATATTTCCCATTTTGACAAAATAAAAAAAGGAGACTAATTTTAGTCTCCTTTTTATATGTTAATTAAATTATTGAAAATATAATTAGTCTATCACCTCATCAATTTTGCTTTCAACAATCGCGGTTATTCTCCAATCTTGAGTATAATGTTCAAATACCTTGGTTACTTTCGCTTCAACATCAGTTGGATTATAACCCCTAACTAACTTTTCTTCTTTTTGTTTTTTAACTTTACCTGATTCAGAATCTACCAAATCAATAGTTACTCGTGCAATAAAATATTTTTCGTCCATAATTAATTATTTAATAACCTAAATAATCGGATAGTTTCTTCATTAAGTCAAGTGATTTGTTCGCAGAAGGCCCAACATTTCTTTCAACTGACATTCTTTTTTCCTCATCTAAGTTTTCTTCGAAGTTATTTCTATCTTCAGGATTTAAAAATAAATAAGCCCCTGGAGTTGATGGTGAAGAAACTAAGTCAAAACAAATTAATTCAAAATCATCTTGTACTTCATTTTGTTCCCCAACTTTTTTTAGAGAACCAACACCTCTTGATGAAATACCTAACGTAACTCCTTGTCTTAAATAGTTTGCTGCCATATCACCTTTGGTTGATACAATTCCTCTTTCATGGAACCCTGGACTTGTTAATAATTTTAATTTACCCATTAATATTGGTCCGTCCCACCAAATTTCAGTAATAATGTGAGATACTCTATCTAAGTCAATAAGTGAAGATTCAGGATGGTTTAGTTCGGATAAAGATGTCCCCTTCTCAATCATTTTTTTATAATTGTCCGCTTCTCTTTTAAGAATTCTTTCAGGATAAATTCTACCGTTTCTATTTGGCGTGTTATACTTTTGAAGTACCGCATAAAATTCAAATGGTTTTGTGTGGTCCATCTGAACTTTATTTTCCATAATATATTGATTTTTTGTTTCCCTTGGATTAATAAATCCCGCATCGTATTCGATTAGAATACCTTTACCAGATTGTCCAGGTTTTAAAACTTGTAAATTCATTTCTTTATTTTTTATTATAAATATTGAAGTCTTTAAGTTTATTCTACAAGTTCTTTTCTTTTGGTTAAATAAAAATTAAAATACTTAGATTCTAAAAAACCATTTTGATATATATCTTTTGATAGTTTTTTTAATGTTTCTTTTAATGTTGTTGACTTAAAGTCGATTTCTTCTTCTTTTAGATACAAGTTAACTTCTAAATTTAAAAAAGATTTTTTACCTAAAGATATCCCACTTGAACGTAAATCTAAATCAACAATAAATTTATCGTCAAAAAAATTTCTGTCTAAAGAATCGTGTACAACATGTTTTATTGACCTACTTAAGTTTTGGACGACCCTGTTCCAATTTTCAGAGTCTTTGATGGGTTCAACCCATGTTTGGATATTAAGGTACAATGACCTAAATTTAATTGAATCAACAGTTCCATATAATACCTTTGCGGTTTTGAATCCTGTGATTTTTGAGGTTTTCCCCTTTTTCATTCTTTTCCATAATTTCACGTTTATTTTTTAAAAAAATAAGTATATTTGTGTCAGAAGTCAAAAAAGGGACTTTTTAAGATATATTTATATTATATGATAATAGTAGTAGTTAAAAACAAATCAATCGAACAAGCTTTAAAACAATACAAGAGTAAGGTTATTAAAACTCGTCAAATGAGTGAACTAAATAAAAGAAAAACTTTTGTAAAACCTTCAGTGATAAAAAGAGCCGAATTACAGAAAGCTAAATATGTGCAGAAAAATTTTAAATCTGAAGATAATTAAAGATTCTCGTTTAATTTCTTTAATTTAAAATAATTAAACTTGTCATATTTTTCTGACGATACTTTATCAACGGTTTCGTTAATTCTATGTAATGATTCGGAATCAGAACCTTCTTTTAAATTACCCAATTTAGATATAACTTCTTTTTTTATTTTGTTGAAGTCTTCTTCTAAAGGTTTGTCGTCCATAGATAAAAAATCAGCTAATTCTTTTTTTTCGGATTCATTAAGAGACTCAACATAATTTTGTATTGTTTTATTAGCAATACTAACCATTGTGGATAACGGTAATTTTAGAAATTCTTTTTGAATCGGTAAACTTTTTGTTAACGACTCTCTAATAATTTTTTTACTTTTTATTTTTGATTCAATAGTTAAAACATCATTAGAAAATAAATTATCTATATGTTCATATTCGTTTGATGATTTAACTCCGTTTACCCACTTTTTTAATTTATTAATATCTGATGTTTTAATTTTATTAATTGTGTTTTCATATATTGTTATACATTCATTAATATATTCAGATGCGTACGACTCATTTAATCCTTTTTTAGATTTAATCTCATCGTACAAATAATATATCTGACTAATATTTTTATTGTCCAACACATTATTTTTAAAATTTTTTAATTCGTATTTAAAAGTTTTGTCCGAATAAGATTCGACTAAAATTTTTTCTATCTTAGATTTTATAACACCAAATTTAATCATTGTTTTGTTTTTAAAATAAATATCAACCACCTAGAAGTTTATTCAGCTGAACCTCAATTTCCCCTAAAGAATTTTTAGCTTTAGATAAATCTATAAATGATTCTTGGTCAATTAATGAATCGGATTCTAATAATATTTTTAAATTATCTTTGTTAAAAGATTCAGGAGTAATTCCTGGTTCTCCTCCCATATCACCTCCAGGAGGTGGTGATTCTCCCCCTGATGGTGGAGGTGGTGGAGCGGCTCCTCCTGCAGTATCTCCCGAAGAAGACCCGCCATATAATTTATCAATATTGTCAAATAAACCTGTTTTAGTTATGATAGTTGCGGTGTTAGTTAATTCAGCTCCAACCGCTTTTTCGATTCTTTGTTGTTGTAAATCAAGTTTAATTTCTTCATCAGAAAATCCAAGAATATGTTTTTTCGCCCATGATATTGATGTGGGTGCAATACCTTCTATTGCAGTTACCGCGTCTTTATAAGCTAATAATTTTTCTTTAAATACATCAATTTTTAATAAATCGGCCTGTGTTGATGGGTTAGTTAAACCTAATGTAAAGTTATTTAATTCATCCTCAAAACCTAATAAAAATAAATGGATAATTGCAATTTTATTTAATTCTGCAATCATAGATTTTTGGATTCTGTTGATTGTCCTAGCGAAACGAATATCCTGTAATGAAAGATTTTTACCCTCACCGACAACTTCCTCAAAACCTAAAAATGCTTTAGGTACACGTAAAGCAGTTAATAATTTCTTTTGGATATATTCAATATCCGCAATTTCCGCTAAGTTTTGTGCGCCTGGTAAAGTATCTATAGGGGACGCTTGAGCAGGGTCCCTAACAGGAATAAAATAATCTTGGTCAACGGCCATTTGATTGAAACGTAAGTCAACATTTCCTGTTTTATCATCAACAACTTGATTTCTTTTAAATTTGTTTGCGACACGTTGTACATATGCCTCAACATCCTTATCATCCATATTACCAACAAACACTTTAAAGACCCTTCTTTCAGGGGCTCTTGATGTACGGTAAATCAACATTGCATCTTCAGATAATAATAATTGTTTCCATATACGTCTTGCCTTTTCTAACATAGAAGTTCCGTATGGTAATTTTCTATCATCACCTAACAATCTAAAGTGAGCTATTTCCCATGAATTAAATTCCATGTCTTTTACTTTCCACTTAAATCTAAGACCTTTGTTTTCGGCAGGTTCGTCAACGTTTTGTCTTGTTGCTTGAGCGGGCATACCCCTCTCCAATCTTTCAATCTCAATGTTAGGTAATTGCATACATCCAACAACTCCTTTTTCAGAATCTAATTTTAGGTATACAAAATTATCACCGTACTTACATGTGTTTCTAGTCCACATTGGTAAATTTGTATTCACGTCTAAAACATTATTGAATAAATCGGTTAATATCCCTTTTATTCGTTTTGATTCGGAATAAATTTGTAACATATACCCATTTTGGTCTGAGGTCGTAGATTCCTCACCATAAATGTCTAATGCTGCCGATATTTCAGGGGTATACTCCATTGATTCATAATCATAAAATGACGCTAATCTTGTTGGTTCATAGTATACTGCCTGAGTATATAAATTACTTTCTATTTTTGTCCATTGATTTGATAGGTAATATGTTTGTTGAGCTTGTAATAATTCTTTTTCGTACTCTTGTTTTGAGTTTGTTTTCAGTAACTCTTTTCTATCAAATTTGTATGTTGGGTAATCTTGATTTAACAAAGCGTTTGGCCCAAATGCGTGCGATAACCTTTGCCAAACCGTTAATTGATTATTGTTATTATTTTCCATATTTTTAATTTAAATACTAATAAGAATAATTAAATAGTTATTATTTATTCCCTTTACTATCAGATGATTTTTGTTGATTTATTTTATTATCACCACCTGGTTTAACTGAACTAATCCCTTGGCCAGGGACATTTAATTTACTCCCGTTAAATTTATTACCCGATTTTTTTCTACTAATAAGTCCCATTTCTTTTTTTTTTATAAATATTATCGCCTACCATTAAACAACCAAGCGTGTTTCATGTATTCCTCTCTAGGTATTGTATTATTAAATTGAGAAATTCTTTCATTATAGTGAGGAATCACGGGATTAAACGCTATTTGTTGGCTCACATTCTCATTATTACTAACTGACCAAGAGTCTATCATGGCTTTAGTATGTTCTGTTACTTTAGTTAAATTACTAAAAGACGCTTCAGCGACATAAGTCGCCATTGCAATACCCATAATAAGGTCATCATGATGTCCTTTTTGATGGTCAGGTCTACCATTTATATAGACAAACGTATTCATTTCATTGAACAATCGGTTACTATATATTTTAAAGTCGTGTCTCATAGCTTCTTCAAAAGAAGCGATTATCTGAACTCTTTTGTTATTAAAATTAATACCTGGTATTTTTTCTAATGCTTTAGGGTCGTACTTCCATTTGTTAGTACCGTCTACACCATCAATGTATAGATTTTTATATCCTATCTCTTGTAATTTTCTTGCGGTAGATACACCCATACCACCTGTAATATCTATTACAATATAACAAGAATACATGTTTGCCCACTTATAACATATCTCGGCCATTGTGTCGGGTGGTAGTTTACCTACGTATTCCGCAACTTGTTCTCTAGTATCAAAATCAATAATTTGAAATGAACTAAAGTCCTCACTATCACCCCTTGAAACGTCAACACCCATAACATATTTATGACCAACTACAGGGTCTTTCCAAATCCATAAAGCATTCCCCATCATTTTATTTTGGGGTTCTCTAATCATATTCTCTTTAATCTTTTGCATCATTAAAGAATCAAATACATTATCACCTGACCCTAAAAAGTTACACTCCAACTCCTGAGAAACTTTACGTTTATCGTACTTTAATTTTTTTACCATCTTTTCAAACCAATCAGAACAAGGTTTATATCCTTGTTCCATAAGTTTCGTGGCTTCAACGTAATCCCTATTCTCAAATGGGATATCTTCCCATTTAATGATATCATCAATAACATACTCCTCTTTATTGAGTAAATAATGGATAATACTCTCAGTCTTAACAAAAAATAAATCCTTAGCGTAACGAGGGTCTCTGTACCAAAACATTTCAGTGATTTTAAAATCGTTCATGTTTCTTAACGCTTGGTCATATATTTCGTAATAAATTGGGTCATATCCGTTTGGTGTTGATACAACGATTACTTTACCTCCCGTTGATAATGACGCCATACAAGCTGCCCAGAAATCGCTATCCGCCTCAATAAATGCCGCCTCATCAAATACAAGAACTGTCGGGGTGAAACCACGTAAAGCATCCTTAGATGTTGCAACCGCTTTAATTTCACAACCATTTGTTATTCTCCAATGTTTTGTTGATTTCTTATTAGGGTCTATATCAACACCCGTCCAAGAAGGCCATTGACTAACAAACATTCTAATTTTATTAGCCATCTCGATTGATGTGTCTAATTTGTTGGCGATGATAAGAATTTTTTCAGGTTTTTCTTTCTTAGCGAAAACTAACTTCTTTGATATCCAAGCGGCGGTTACTGTTGATACACCTGCTTGTCGATATTTTAACGCGATATTCTCATTATATTTTTCATAGTCGTCAAGTAATGTGACTTGGTCAGGAAACAACTCTAAAGGTACGTATTTTGATGCGGTATTATCGTAAGTTTGTAGATATGTTCTTAATGCGTATGGGGTGTCTCTCATACATTTTACATACTCAAGAAGAACTTGTTCTTTTGTTAAACTCATAAAATTATTTATATATAAATATCAAAAACCCCCGATTAATATTAATCGAGGGTTTTTTTAAAGTTTTATTAGTATTTTAAAATCCTAATTGGGATAGGTCGATATCATCTAAATCGTCATCATCATCGTCATCACCCATACTTCTTTCGTATTCTTGTTGTTTTAATTCTTTAGTAATTTCGTTTACCATTCTTTCGATAAACTGAGTTCCTCTTGGGTCCCCTTGTAATATTAATTTAGCAACTCTAAAGAATTCATTAGCATCTAATTTAGAAAATCTCATGAATAAGTAATGTTGTATGAACTTCTTATCATCGTCAAATAACTCCATTGGGTATGTTGCAGTGAATTTCTCCCAAAATATAGGACCTAATCTAGAGTCCCAAATTTCGGCAGGTAATGTATCTTCCGCACCCATAACCATTTCTTGTTGTCTTGGGTCATCAGGTAATCCATGTGTACCAAATACTTCGTAAACACCTTTAACTAATTCATGAATTAATAAAGGAAAAGTCGCAGCTCTTGCTTTAACTGTTGGTGGGTCAGTTTCATCATCGATTTCACTTTGACCCATTTGTCCACCACCTCCAGCGGCCATTCCTTCCATATTTGGAAATATCCAATAAAGATGTTCCATTAAAGATTGAGTGACTCCATAAAGGTTTAATAATTGTGGACTGATTCTATTTATCTCTTCAGATGCTAAAACATACATGTGTCCTCCTTTAAACGCGGCTCCTTGGATTAATGAATTTATAAATCTTCTTTTCGCTCTTTCCAAATTAAATTGTTCAAACTCGTCTGCGAAATTTTCTAAATCTTCAGTATGTTTAAACGCTTCTTTGACATCCTCTTCGTCAGGCATCTGTGGTTGGGTTTGCATACCTTGAGCGGCTCCCATACCTCCATGGATTAGTTTAGCATCAAATTGTAGAGCTCCTTCAGGAATACCCATTTCTTTTTTAACTAGTTCAACCGCCAAATTTTCTAATGTTTGTTTATGACGAGTTTCAATCATTGCAATTTGTTGAGCTCCTTGCATTCCCATCATCATTAAATTCATAAATGCGTTAGGTCCTTGTAAAGCTTGGGTATTACCCATATATCTCCTAACTTTATCAACTGAATCTTTAAATCGTTTTGACGCAATTACTTCAATAAAATCTCGTTCCTCTTTTGGTATTGCGGGATGTTCGTGAAAAGGGGTTTGTCTTTGTAAAATTTGTCTCTCAACATCTTGACCCATTCTTTCAGGTCCTTCATAATCAATCGGAGCTTCAGAAATTGATTTTTTTATCTCATTAAGTAAAGACTTTTCTTTGTACGTTAAACCTTCTCTCATTAGTTTTTTTTCTAACGATTTTTTTGTTTTTAATATTTTTTCCATTTTTACGTTCAAACTCATTTTATTTTATATTAAGACCTAATGAATCGAAAGTTAACCAATTAGGTAAGTCCTCATTACCCGCTTTAGGAGCTGGTTTAACTTTAGGTTTATATGGTGTTGCAGGTGTTGGTTTAGATGGTGTTTTAATTCCAGGTTTGCTTGGAGCAATTTTAGTATCCGCTTTAGGTGCGGGTTTAACACCTGGTTTAACTTTATATGGGTTATCGTGTTCTTTCTCTCTAGTTTTTTCTTTCTCTTTTGTTCTTTCTTTTTCTTTAGTACCTTGTTCATATACTAAACCTAAAAAATCTCTTTTACTCATTTTAGGTGAAACGTGTTTCTCAACCAGTGAGGTAACTTGTTTTTCTAATTCTTCCTTAGTAATATCAGCAAGTTTTCCTTTCATTATGTTACTATAAACACTACTTATTTTTTTACCATAATCTTTCATTGTAAAATTTTCCTTAGTTTCAGTTTTCTTTTTTCTTTCAGGTATTTTTTTAAAATTAGTTTTTTCGGCGAATTCTTCAGCCATTTTACACCATTTTTTTTGTTCTTTCGTTTTTCCGTCACCACATTTAGCAAAAAAATATTTTTGTTGTTTTTTAGATTTGAAGGCTTCTTGGATTTCGTTAAACTCTTCCTCATTAATATCGCCACCGTCACCGTAATCATCAAAACCATCATCAGTGGACGGACCAACTTGTTTTGCTTGTTGGGTTCTTTGACCCTTTTCAAAATCCATTGAATCTTCGTCGTCTTCTGCGATTTCGATATTTTTACCCTTTATACTATCAGGATTTTTTAACATTGCGTTTATCGCTTCTTTTTGTTTTGGGTCGTTTGAATTGTAAACGGTTTTCTCAACTTTAGTTTGCTCTTTAGTTTCTTTTTTAGATTCCGTTAATCTTTTATATAACGCATTAATTTGATTCTCATTAAGCGAAGATAGTAAATCATTTTTAAAACCGTGTTTAATAAGTGCTAATTTTTTATTATTTTTCATAAACAATTTTATTCTCAAATCCAAGAACGAAATCTCGTTCATATAATTTATCTTTTACTGACTCTTCATTTTGACCAAAGTTAAACACTAATCTTTTAACAGAATCAAAATTAACCTCATCAGTTTCATTCTCCCACGATAATGCAATTACACCATCCATAGCATCAACCATTGAAAAATAATCAGAGTTTTGAACTACAGATAAAGTGGTTTCATCTGTTTTCAAAACTCCAACTTTTGTTATGTGCTCTAAGTCAGGTGGTGACGGGTAACCATTCGATGGTTTTGATTCCCAAGAATCCCCCCATATCCCCTCAATACTATCGGAAAAAATAAACTCGTATGTTATTTCTCCTTTATAGTTTGGTCCTAATTCATTCACATAGATTAAATAACTCATAAAATACTTCCTTTAGGAGTTACTTTAATTCTTTTATTATTACTTTCAAAAACTAAATTATTCTGTTGTGACTTACCGATAAATTTAACTTTAGGGTATTTTTTAATTAATTTAGTCGCCGAAATTTCTTGAGCGATAGACTCAGATAAATTTTTAATTCTGCTGATATTTTTATTTGTATTTTCGTTAATTAAAGTTTTTTGTTTTCTTTTTTCTTCTAATAACGATTTTTCTTTTTCATCAATTCTGAAATATTTTTTTAGGATGTTGTCAACTTTTGATTCTGAAAAAATACCATCAATCATACCTTTTACTGCATCAGATTCTTCTTCCGATAATTCATCATACATATGTCTTTTTCTTGCTCCGTGACGAGGATAGAAATCATCATCTTCGTCTTCGTCTGAAAAATCAAATTCCGCAACTTCGCCACCTTCAGGTGCTACTGGTGGTGCGGGAACCGCTTCAGGAGCAACTCCTGTTTCAGGTGTTGGGACTTCCTCAGGTGATTCTTCACCCTCAGCTCCTTCTTCTTCACCTTCTTCTTCACCTTCTAATTTAGCAATAATTGATTCTAAATCTTCATCTTCTAACGCATCTAAATCTAATGCTGATAAAATTGAATTTATTACATATTTAATATCTTTTGATGACATTTCATTTTCTTCGTCATCCATAAAAGTTCTTATTTTTTGACCTAACTTCCCTGTTAATTTTTGGATGTCTTTAAACGTTACTTTTTCTTCATCTTCATCACCCATGTCTTCATCACCCATGTCTTCATCTCCCATGTCGTCAAGTTCAGGGTCCATATCAGGTGTAGGAGCCATATCAGGTGCAGGGGCAGGAGCCATATCAGGTGCGGGTGCTGGAGGTGTTGCAGCGGCCGCAGGGTCTTCTTGTTCATTAGTTTCCCCATTGTCAGACTTTAAAAAATATCTATCATCAACCTCAGATTCACTTTCAAATAGAGACAAATTTTTCAGATATCCTTCTGAAGAATTAACATCTTTGGCCATAATATTAAGCCTTTTTAAAGCTTGTGAATATGATGAATAATATTTTCTACCTTTTAAAGGTTCAATATAATCTAGATTAGACTCATTTAATCCATTACCTTTTTTAATAACATATCCATTAGTTTCTTTAACGATGTGATATTTTTGACCATCGGAAAAAGATTTAGAATATTCTAACGATTTATTTTCGTTAATTGGATTTGGTTTGTGTTCATTATATCTCGCGATTTCTATCATGCGATTTATTTTATCCATTCCTTGTAGTTTTTCACTACCAATTGGTTTCAATTTTCCCATCTTGAGTTTGTTTAAATAAAATTATTTTATATATAAATATATCATTTAACCTAATTATCCTTTAATAAATTATATACTATACCGCCACATCAAATTTTTCTGATGCTTTAATCGCATTACCCCTGTGAGAACTCACTCCACCACCAGCGTTAATATCCGCAAAATAAATTGCCGCTTCCTTTTTACTATTGAAATTTGGGAATGTTGATGGTGATTTACCTTTTGTAAAAAATGCTAAGGCTATTTTAGCCGCGATTTCAGGGTCGTTAACTAAATCAGGGTTGTCGACTAATTTATCACCCATACCAATCATATTACTATATTTTTGGTAATTTTTTATTCCTGTTAATTGATTAAAACCTCTACCTCTATATCTATAACCATCATCACCTCCTTGGTTACCAACAGTTTTAGCATAAATTAAATTATAGAATTTTTTATCATCTTGTTTAAGTTGGTTAATTTGTGAATCTGAAAGATGTGCAACTCTACTACCAAAAAGACTACGTATTCTTTCAGGACTAGTTGTTGAATATGATGTTTCGCTTTTAGGTATAAAATTAGACTCTTTAGATATTACTGATAATATCCCTATTTGAGTATATGGATTTGTAATACCAATTTTATCCATTTCTTTAACTAAATAAGAAATATTTTTTTCTTGTTCAGGCTTAAATGATGAAATCAATTTTACATCACCTGTTTGTTGGGGACCTCCTGTTGTTGCGGTTATGTTGGAAGACGTTAAATCTTCATCCTTTTGAATTTTAGACATGTTAGAATCGTTAAAGTTTTTTAATGTTAGTATTGAAAACAATTTTGTTAAGTCCTCACTATTCATTGACCCGTCTTCTTGTAGTCCGTATTTTTTCTGAAAGTCTTTAACTGATTGTTCTGTTTCAGGACCAAACTTACCATCGATTCCCCATTTAGGTAAAAGAAAACCTAAAAATTGTAATGCGGTTTGTAACAATTCAACATCTTTATCAACGGGAAGGCTACTCTCAATACCTTTTAAATTTTTAAGTTCTTTTTTAGATTGGACTAATTTATAAAAATCACTTAACACTTTATTACTTCCGTCTTCGGCATTTTTTAAAGTAAGAATAACGTCTTCTTTTTTAACTCCTTTAAAATCAGAATTTTTTGTTATTAAATCATTGGTATTATCAACAATTTCTTTATCTAAAACCTCATCTCGTTTTAGTGGGGTTGCGTCAGGAGATGGAACAGATTCAGTGTTGTTAGTTCCACTATTACCCACAAATATTTTACTCGAATTTTTAAGTAAATCTCTTAAATGCTTTCCTCTTGGTAAACCAATATGTACATGTGTCATATTGTTATGACCAACCCATTCAGATATTTCACCAATAATATCACCAACTTTAACTTTTTGACCTTTAGTTAATTTAACATTTTTCAAATGAGTATAAAAAATATCAGGATAATCATTTTCACCTTTTATTGAAACTTGAGTACCAAAAACTTTACCTGAATTTTTACCTGTATCTCTCACCTTAGTCACTACACCTTCAGTATAAGAATTAACTATAGTTCCCGCAGGTGCGAATATATCCCAAGCGTTGTCTGATTGCCAATTACCAAATGCACGTTTACCATGATTTAGAGGACCATTTTCTAAATCAACTTTAAATTTACCGCCAATAGTAGTAGTGGATTCTTTTAATGATAGTCGTTTATCTACTAATTTATTTTTCATATCTCTTATTTTTTCGAGATATCCATTACGTCTAAGTATTTTAAAAACCAAGTTTTCTTCTGAATATTCTCCGTCACTTTCTAAACCACATTGCCTATAGTTTCTGATTTTTTCAACGTATTTCTGAATTAATTTTTTAGCGGTCTCAATATCTTCGTCTTGGATGTTATCGTAAACCCCGTCAATAATTCTCATCCATTGTTTGGCCTTTTCCGTAACGGAGGTTTGATTTAACTTTATTGACTCTTTTTTAGGTTCACTCACCCATTCGTCATACATAATAGAATAAATCGCAATGTTTTTAACATCCTTCTCTATATTCTCATCCTCAACATATAACTCAACATCATAACCAAATATTTTAATATCTTGTTTTGTTGAGTATATAGTTTTCTTTAATCTAAATAATTCTTCATATAGGGGTTTTGTTTTTTCGGGAAACTGATTAAAATCTACAATAATATGGATATCAACGTCTGAATATTTAGACCAGTTAAAATTAGCAAGTGACCCTGTCATTACAACATCGGACACAACCATATTAACGTCTAAAAATTCAATAAAGTCGTTAGCTATTTCTAATAGAGTTTCTCTAACTTTAGGATTCATATTAGAAGAGGGGGAATTAGGATTTGACCATATTTTAGAATTCAATATGGACTTAATCTTAAAACTGTCTAAAATAGATTTTAAAT